GCTTGTCCATCTGGATCAGCGCCACGCGCCGGCCGTCCGGATCGTGGCGTTCGGCCAGGCGCGCGGTGCTTTCGTCGAGGCTTACCTTGCCCTGGCCGAGGACTATCACGCGGTCCGCCGAGGCGATGGTCTCGGGCCGATGGGCGACCATGATGCGGGTGATGCGCAGCGCGCGAATGGCGGCGTTGACCCGCTGTTCGCAGTGTACGTCGAGGTGGCTGGTGGCTTCGTCGAGGAACAGGATGCGCGGCTTCTTGTACAGCGCCCGGGCCAGCATCACCCGCTGCTTCTGGCCGCCGGAGAGCACCGTGCCCATGTCGCCGACCAGGGTGTTGTAGCCCATCGGCATGGCCTGGATGTCATCGTGGATGGCAGCCATCTGCGCGCACTGCAGCAGCCAGGGCATGTCCGGCTGCGGGTCGAAGAAACTGATGTTGTCGCTGAGCGAACCGGCGAACAGCACGTCGTCCTGCAGCACCGTGCCGACCAGTTCGCGCAGGCCGTCCAGGCCCAGTTGCGCAAGGTCCAGGCCGGCCATGCGGATCTGTCCCTCCACTGGCGGGAGGATGCCCAGCAGGACGTTGAACAGGGTGCTCTTGCCGCAGCCCGAGGGGCCGACGATGGCCACCGACTCACCGCCGGCGATGCGCAGGTCGAGGCCGTCGAGGACCCAGGGCTCCTGTTCCGCGTAGCGGTAGCGCAGGCCCTGGATCTCGATGCTCGCCTCGCGCTCGCGGAGGTTCTCCGGGAGGATGTCGCCGTGGCTGACCTCCGGGGCCTGGAGGACGATGTCGGCCAGGCGCTCGCCCTGCAACTGGAGCATGCGCAGCTCGAAGAACTTGTCGATCAGGCTGCCGACGCGGCTGTCGAACTGCGACTTGTAGGCGTTGAAGGCCATCAGGATGCCGACGCTGAACTGGCCGTCCATCACCATGGTCGCGCCGAGCCAGATCACCAGCAGGTTCTCCACGCCGAACAGCAGGCCGTTGAGCTGCTGGTAGAACAGTTGCAGCTTCTGCGTACGCAGGCCGGCGTTGATCTGTTCCACCAGCAGGCCGAGCCATACCGAGCGGCGCTCGTCCTGGCGCTGGAACAGCTTCAGCGGGCGGATGCCGCGCACCGTCTCGAGGAAGTGGCTCTGCTGCCGCGCGGCGTGGACGATCTGCTCCTCGGTGGCGTTGCGCAACGGCCGGTACCAGATCCAGCGGCCGAGGGCGTAGAGGCTCATGGCGGCGATGGCGATGGCCGCCAGCGGCGGACTGTAGAGCAGCATCATGCCGAGGGTGGCGACGGTCATCAGGCCGTCCAGCACCGCCGAGAGGAAGGCCGCGGTGAGGGTCTGCTGGATGCTGTTCACCGCGCCGAAGCGCGACACCACGTCGCCCAGGTGGCGCTTCTCGAAATACTGCGCGGGCAGCCGCAGCAGGTGGCTGAAGACGTTGGCCTGCCACTGCACGCCGAGCAGGGTGCTCATGTGCATCATCACCCAGGCGCGCACCCCGCTGACCGCCTGCTGCATCAGCAGCAACAGGCCGAAGCCGATGGCCAGGGTGCTGAGCAGGTCACGGTCTTCGCTGACGATGACGTTGTCGATGGTCCATTGCAGGAAGAACGGACTGATCAGCGAGAACACTTCCAGCGCGCCGGCGAGCAGCAGCACCTGGGCCAGCGAGCGGTACAGCCCGGTGACCTTGCCGAGCATGCCCAGCAGCTTGATCCGCGGCGGCGCCTCCTGTTTCTCGAAGCCGCTCTCCGGCCAGAGTTCCAGGGCTACCCCGGTGAAGCTCCGCGAGACTTCCTCCAGGCCCAGCCGGCGCTGGCCGTGGGCGGGGTCGTGGAGCACCGCGCCGCGCCCGTCGACCGCCTTGAGCACGACGAAGTGGTTGAAGTTCCAGTGCAGCACGCAGGGCAGCTTGAGCTTGCCGAGGTCGCCGAGGTCGAGCTTCACCGCGCGGGTGCCCAGGCCGAGGCGGTGGGCGGTCTGGATCAGTTGCTTGAGGGAGATGCCCTTGAGCGATACGGAGAAGCGCCGGCGCAGTTCCATCAGGCCGGTATGGTGGCCATGGTAGCCGGCGATCATCGCCAGGCAGGCCAGGCCGCATTCGGTGGCTTCGGTCTGCAGCACCAGCGGCAGGCGGCGGCCCAGGCGCAGGGCGAGAGCGTCGAGAAAGGCCATGGGTCGTTCCTAGAGTTTGCCGGTCAGGCTGTAGAGCGGTTCCAGCACCCATTCGTAGAGGCGCCGGGTGTCCTGGAGGATGTCGGCGTCCAGCAGCATGCCGCTCTGCAGCGGACGCGGCTGGCCGTAGGCGGTCACCGCCTGGTCGTCGAGGGTTACCCGCAGCCGGTACAGCTGCTCGCCATCCTGGCCGAGCCCCGGTACGCCGCCGACCATGCTGGAAAGCTCGGCATAGGAGACGCTGGCGCGGGAGATCGACTGCACCTTGCCGTGGTACTGGCCGAACTTCTGGTACGGATAGGCCTGGTAGCGGATCAGCACCGCGTCGCCCGGCCGGATGAAACCGATGGACTTGCTCGGCGCGTAGAGTTCGGCCTGCAACGGGGTGTCGGCGGGAACGATGCTCAGCAGCGGACGCGAGCTGTCGACGGTCTGCCCGGCTTCGGCGAGCACGGCGGTGGCGATGCCGCTCTCCGGCGCGGTGACCAGCAAGGTGCGCTTGGCTTCGCTTTCGGCCAGGTCCTGCTCCACCGCGCTGAGCTGGCGGCGGGTTTCAGCGAGCTGGTTGGCCTGGCGCGCGGAAAGCCCGGCGAGTTCGTTGCGGCGCTCGGTCAACTGCTGCCGCAGCGACGTGCGTTCGCGCTCCAGGCCTTGCAGGGTCTGGCGCTGGCCGAGCAGCTCGGCCTGGCGCTGCTGCAACTGGTCCATGGAGATGTAGCCCTTGTCCATCAGCCCCTGGTAGCGCGCGGCGGCGTCGCTGGCCAGCGCCAGCAGGCGTTGCTGGCTGTCGGTTTGGGCGGCGAGGGTGGTCAGTTCGCGCTGCAGGCTGGCGACCTTACTGGTCAGGCTGTCGCGCTCGTCGTCTTGCAGGCGGCGAAGCTTTTCCAGTTCGTCGCGCAGGGAGTCGCGGCGTTGTTCCAGGCGCCTGCTGATACCGGCCTGCACCGGGCCGGCATCGCTGCCGTAGCGTTCGCTGGAAAGCACCATCAGGCGCTCGCCACGTCGTACCGCCTGGCCTTCCTGGACGAACTTGCGCAGCACGATGCCGGCCTGCGGCGCGTGCACCTTGACCTGGCCGCTGGCGGGAACCAATTGGCCGCTGACGGTGCTGCGCTTGGTGTAGCTGCCGAACAGGAAGAAGCCCACCACCAGCAGCGCCATCGCCGCGGCCAGCAGGGTGAGAAAAGTGAAGGAGACCGGGCGGATCAGCACGATCTCGCCCAGGGCGCCGGCATGCTGGGCGTCGAGGGCTTCCTGGCGAAACATGGTGGCTGGATCCTGGATTCGAATAATACTTGCATGACACTCCGACACCCTTGCGAAAGTTCAAACGCATGAAGTGCCGGAGTGCGACTTTTCTAATTAGATGGTGGTGCGGCCTACATCACCGGGACCGAAGTTTTCCCGGTATTGGCCCAAGTAACCGACAGCCGTCTCTGCATTGGTGAAGAGACCGACCGTGCCCCCGGCAATAGCGCCCATCGCGGTTGGCACGACCAGGCCGACCAACTGGGAAAGTGCGCCGAAGCCGAAGCCGCCGGCACCGCCCCATTTCCCGCCGATTGCCATGCCCGTCGCGGCGCCGTCGACGGCGCCTACGATCATGCCGGAAAGAGTTCCACCCGAAACGCAGGTGACTTCAATGTCATTGAGTTCTTTCATTTCATATATCTCCTTTAGGCTTCCCGTGAGTCTGGAAAGCCATTCGATGGTACTAATCCGAAAGAGTGGGATGAACTGCCAGGATTAGCGGTTTTTCATGGGCTCGATAATTCGTTTGACAATGAGTTTCAATATTCGGCGGATGAAGGTTTGCCACTCCGGGTAAACTTTGCGAATGATTAAGGCCGGTTCGTGCGACACCTCGATAAGACCTGTTGAACAAGTCAACGCCGTATCGAGGGCTCATTCATATCGGCTCCGGCCAACCGCTCTTCGTCCGAGTCAGTACGGCCTCGCATAGCGGCATTTCATGGCATCAGCCGGTCGAGCAGCGGCGAGCTGAACAGCCGATGCGGATCGGCTTCGTTCAACTGGCGCACCGCGGCGTCCCAATCGTTGTCTGCGACCAGGCCCTGGCGTAGCGACTGCGCCACCAACTGGTCGACCACCGTCGGCTCGGCCCAGGCGGCGGTGGGGCTGTAGCCCCAGCCCTTGCTCCACTCCACCCGCAGCGAGGCGTAGTCGCCGCTGAAGTGGTCGAACAGCCAGGCCTCGAACTCGTGGTAGAAGGCGTTGGCCTGCGGAGTGCCGGGTAGGCTGAGGATGTCCAGCCAGATCGCCGTGTCCCATTCCGGCTGGTCGGGGCGCGGACGGATCGCCGACAGGCTGGGCACCTGGGCGCCGGGAACGATCGACTCGCCGGGCTGGTCGAGCCCGCTGACGCGAATCTCCACCGGGCCGTTCATGGGGTAGTGGCCGTTGGCGCGGTAGGCGGCGACCATCGTCTGGTACTGCAGGTAGAACTCGTTGATCACCCGCTGCACGTCGCGACGCCGGGTCAGCACCGCGTAGCCGTTGGCGGTGACGCGCAGGGTGCTGGGCTTGATGTACAGCAGCAGGTCCTTGCTCCAGCCCCAAAGGTCGTAGCCCAGGGTCAGCGCCATGCCGCCCACTACCAGGTCGTACTGCAGCTTGCCGAGCAGCGGGGTGAGTTCCGGGTGGCCGGTATTGATCGCCGCCAGCAGGTCGGACAGCGCCTTGGGAATGTTGTCGGAGAAGGGGTAGTTGAACGGGCCGTTGACCGCGCGGGCGCCGAACGGGCAGCGCGGGGTCGGCGTCCAGACCTTCAGCCAGGGCTTGTCGGTGAAGGGGAACCAGATGGCCTCGGCGCGTCCGCTTTTCTGCAGGAAGCTGTCGAAGGTCCTTCCGCCGCTGCCGGCCGCGGCGAACATCTCGCTCGCCGGGATGTTCACGTAGCTCTGGCAGCGCATGCGCTTGTTGACCCCGGCCTGGAGGGTCGCCTCGACGATGAAGGCGCGTCCGAGGTGGACGAGGAACGGCGCGCAGGCCGGATCGTCGCGGCGGAAGGTCTTCAGCACGTATTGTCCGGCGGCGCCGTCCCAGACCACCGCGGTCAGCGCCACGATGCTGTTGCTCAGGGAGCCGTAGCTCTGCCCCGGCAGGCGGCTTTCGCCCTGCGCCGGGATGCCGGTGCCGTGGCCGTCGATGGCGAGCACCCCGCCGAGGGTCAGGTCGCCCGGCGCCGGCGTGGCGACGAAGCCGAGCTTGACCCGCTCCAGCTGTTTCAGCAGGGCTTCCATGGTGACGCCGGTCTGCGCGCTGAACAGGCCGAACTCGCCCTGGGCGTCGATCCGTACGCGGGTCAGGTAACGGCTGGTTTCCACCAGCACGATGCGGCTCTCGCAGTTCTCGCCGCCTTTCAGCAGCAGCGGGGACCAGTTGTGACCCATGCCGCGCGGGCGCACCTTGAAGCCGTTCTGCCAGGCCCAGTTGACCACCGCGAGAACCTCTTCGTTGGTGCGCGGGGCGCAACTCCAGAGGTCGTCGGCGGCGATTTCCCCCGACCAGTTGCGGAACGCCCGCCGATAAAGTTCGAGGCCGGCCGGAAAGCCTGCCGGCGCCGGACAACTGCTGGCGGCGGCTTCGGCGGGCTGGATGACGAAGGCCGGGGTCCAGCCGGCCACCAGGCCGACCGCGCCGAGCGTGGCACTCTTGCCGAGGAAGCTGCGGCGCGACAGCCCGCCGGACTCCTGGTCGGGATCGTCGACGAAGGCGTCGGCTTGCTGGATGGGGTCGTGCATGGCGGTTCTCCTGATCGGGGCGCTGGTCGCCCCTTCCCGGTTGCCGGGTCCTTGGTCGCCGCCGGGGGCGCCCAGGCCTCCGGCGACGGGGGAGGCCCGCTCCGCGACGGGAGCGGGCCGAGGTCCTGGGATCAGGTCCACTCGGTGTCGTAGTGGTAATCGATACGGCTGGTATCGCCGCCGAGCAGGCCGCCGACCGCGGCGACGCCCTTGAACACGCCGTAGCCGAGGGTGTCGGCCAGTTGATGGATGGGGGTCAGGCCGACGGCGTTGAACACCTTGCCGACCGAAGAGATGACCGATGTGTTGAGCAGGTCGTTGGACACCTTGACCACATCGACGATGGCATCGCCGACGAAGCTGAAGAGTCCGGCGCCCGATACCTGGTCGATTTCATCGAAGCTCAGTTCCTGAAGTGTGGCGAGTTGCATGGCGCTATTCCTTCATCAATCAAGTTTTGAGCGATAGCCGGCCCTCTCGCATAAACATCGGTTTGCGAAGATAGAGTGACTATCGGTTGCCAGCCGCTCTGGAAAAGTACTTTGCCGGCTGGTCGCTGAAAATTACTGATCTGCCGGCGAGAGTGTCAATCTGGGAAGTTGATAGGGTGAACTTGGAATATCCATGTTAGGCAAATGACGCCGATATTTTGTCAGTGGAATTGGTCGATGTTTTTTCGAATGCCGCGATAAGCATCTGGATATTGCTGATCCATTGATATTCGTGGGTGCTGGGAAGCGGTTCGCTATTTTTACGAGATGATGCGCCAATCCAGAAAAGTATCGAATTATTGCTTTCGGAAAAAATTCAACTGCCTTGCTGATAGGTTTCTTCCGGTCGAGTTATTGAAGTACACGTCCGGCCGGGCGTTGTTTTTCAAAGTAGAGAAACCGGCGTCATAAATTTGTGCGGATAACTGGCGGGCAAACTTTCCCAGGCTGCACTTCTGTTGCGAGGAAGTGCCTCGGTACGTGTCGAGGCGCTTTCCAGCCTTGACAGCCCGGCACAGGCGCGTAGAGTGCCGCGCATGAATCGTGCAGCCCTGACCTTCAAGCGCTATTACGCCTATCTGCTCCCTCATTGAGGCGGTAGATGCGTCGCTGCATTCCCGAACCGCCCGAGGCGGCGGTCCGGTGATCTTCTGCCTTATGTTTGATTTTCTATGTGTATCAGTAGCTTAAGACTGATCGTTTCCACAAATTTTGTCTTCGTTTCCGCAATTCATGCCTATCTAACGGGGTTCACGGCCTTCCCGATCCGGCGGTAGACGCGTTTTGTGATCTCCTGGGTCGTGTGTCCGAGCAGGTCTGAGGCGTCGGCCAGGCTCTCGATATCGGAGGCCGCCTTGGGGCGAATGTCCCGGAACTGGAACTGCATGATCTCCCTGGCCAAGTCTTGGTCACCCGCCTTGATCGCCTCATCGGCCGCAGCCTTGCGTGCGGTATCGAACCTGGTGCGAAGCATCTTCTCTGTCATCGGCTGGCCCTTCTCGTTGGTGACCAGTGCCGGAGAATCGGAGGCGATCGACTCGACCAGGTGGCCGAGCTGGGTCATCTGTCCGTCGGCGCGGCGGAGTCGTATCCGGAGCTTGCGAGACGTCTTGTTCTGCCCGACCAGCAGGTAGTCTCCGGAAACGTCGTTCTTGCGCAGCTTCCTCACGTCAGCCGGGCGTTGGCCTGTCAAATACGCGAGGTCCATCGTCACCCGCAGATCGTCCGGGGCTTTCTCGTAGAGCGCCTTCCACACCTCGTCCGTGACGTACACATCGCGCGGCTGCTCCTTGTTCTTCTTCACCCCGCGACAGGGGTTTTCCATGCTGGTGATGCCCCACTCCCTGGCCATGTTGTAGGCGAAGGAAAGCAGGGTGATCTCCCTATTCGCTCGAACCTTGGCCGTCCTGGCGTCTCGGTACTGAGCGATGGTGCTCGGCGTAATGTCCTCTACCGGGGCTTCGTCAAAGGCGCCCAGCAGTTGGCGGATCATCTTCGAATACTCTTTCTGGGTCTTCGGCGCCTTCGTCGGAACCACGTCCCGCTCGAACCTGCGCAACAGATCGCCGACGGTCCGAGTGGTTGGCGGCACGGCCTTTCTCTCCAGCTTCGCCCACTTCTCCCGAGCCTCATCCAAGTCCGTGCCCAGCGGGATCTCCTTGCGCCTCCCCTCAGCATCCCGCCCGTCGTAGTAGTAACCGACCCAGACCTTTCCTGACTTCATCGTCCGGGTACGCTTGATCATGCGAGGCGGCAGGCCCCGGTTCTTGTTGCTCCGCGGTCTCATCATCTAACCCTGGACAGGTCCAGGCTCCACTTCTCGGTTGCTTCCATCGTCGGCTTCACTCCGGCCAGCTTCAGGCGGGCATATACGCGCCCAACTATCGGGCGGTTCGCCGCGGTCACGGCGTACTTCCAGCCGTACCTGTTCAGCCACTCGATCTGCTTGCTCGGGTACTCGCGCCCAGTCAGCTCGGCGACTTCCTCTTCGGACAGGAACTCGGATACGGGGCTAGTAGAGCTTCCCATTCCCTATCTCCTCTTCGTTGCGCGCTACGGCCAGGCGTTGCGGTGCTTCGTGCCGCCTGCGGGCAACCAACTCACCGTCAACCACCTCGGCCGGTTCTTCCAGGCACACCTTCTCCAGGGCCTTGAGCGCAGCGCGGATGTAATTCGGTACGGCTACTGACTTTTGGTAGTGCTCGAGCAGCCGCTGCTTGCCGTCCTCCGTCACGCATTGGAAGTGGTCGAGAGCCTCTTTGGCGGTAGTGACGATTTCCTCTGGCTCTGCTCCTACCTCGCAACGAACCCAACCGATCAGGCGGCGCAGGTGGTTCATCTCGGCCCGGGTCAGCCGGCGCGCGGTCATCTGCCTACTCACCAATCACCTCCGGCTTTCGCTCAACCGTGCGGATCGATCCGTCCTGGCTGTGGACGGTGAGTGCGGGCCGCCGAATCTGCACCGTTCCATCTGGCGCCATCTCCTGCCGCGGGGCGCCGTAGAAAGGGCCGCCCGGGGCGAACGGGTCAGGGATGGCCGACGGATTTTCAAGCAAGAACTTCTGGAACAGGTTCTGGACCGCTGCGGTAAGGGGCCCCGTGTTCCCTCGGTTGGAGCGGCCGCTCTTGTGGTCTGCGCTGTCCTCGAACTCCCCACCAATCCAGAGCAGGCCGCCAACGACTCCGGCGTCGCCCGCGCAGACCTCGGCAGCCTCGGCACGGTGGGCATGATTCACCCCCAGGAGATCGCACAGATCGTCGAACGACAGGGCCTGCTCGATCATGGCTGAGTTTTCGATAAGCCAGGCACCGCTCTCCTCCATGGCTTGTCTCGCAGCTCTGGTGCGATCCAGATATGCCGCTCGCTCGCGCTCAAGCGCCTGCTCGGTGAACGGCATGCCCTTGAGGAGCCTCCGACACACTTGGCGATACTCGGCGAAGCTGGTGTTGCGATCGGCACACACCGCGCGGACGAACATCCGGAGGGCCGCCAAACGGACGCGCAGGTTACGGCGACTGTCGGCGTAGATATCGATCAGCCTGTGCAACGTTGCGCCCTTCATGACCGGCTCTCCTTGTTCGTGTCGCAGATCCGCAGGTCGACCCCGCAGGCCTGGACCAGTTCGGTCAACTCGCCGAGCTTGGTGTTGGGGTTCTGCATCGCCTGGCCCAGGCGGACCAACTGCTGGCCGAGGGTGGCGAGCGGGGTAGGGCGATACCCTGGTGGTGGAATGTCGGAGCCTCTCATCACTGGCATACCTCCCAGATGAACAGGGTCTTGAACGGCTGGAGTGCGGCGCCGGCGGCAACAGTGGCCAGGCCACACAGCGCGACGAGTGCGATGGCGGTCAATGCTTTTCTCATGCCCCGCTCCCGCCCGCCTGCTGGCGCCTCAGTTCGTTGACCACCACCTCGACGGCCTCGATCACCGGCACGCCGACGTAGCCGTCCTCGATTGCCACGCGATCAAGCCAGCGCACCAGAGTTTGGAGGCTTTCGGCCAGTTTGCTGTCGCCCGATCCCGGCGCGGGGTGGGGTCGCTCGCCGGCATTACCCGGTCCGGAAACAGGTTCGCCGCCAGGATTGCCCGGTTCGGAACTCGCTCCAGCGCCGTCCAGCGCGGCCAGTGCGATCTCTCGCATGTTCGCCGCCGGCATGTTGTCCTGCTCGGGACAGGGGTACTCGGCGATGGTGCGGAGCGCCAGGACGGCGCGCTCGAGCGGATGCTCTTCTGCAGCCTCGGCGCCGGCCAGGTGCTTCGCTACCGTTTCCCGGATGACGCGCAGCGCGTTCATGGCCTGGAGCGAGCTACCGTCCTGGCCGAGCTTGGCGGTCAGGTCGATCTGTTTAAACAGGGCATGGGTCATAGGTCACCCCCTTGCTCGGCGCTGCGCACTGCCTGGTAGGCGAGGGCGTAGCAAGCCATTTGCACCAGCAGGCTCGAAGCCGCGAGTGCAGGGTGATCTGTGAGGGCCAGGGCCGCCACGTGCAGAGCGCCGGTAGGGATGGAGAGCCAAGGGCGGGCGAGCAGGTTCGCGGCTCCTTGCTCCTTGATGCCGCCGGCGAATATCAGCAGCCAGCAGAGAACGTTCGTGGCCGCCGCCACATAGAAGGCGAACTGGTGAAGCGACCCCTGACCGAAGTACAGGCACGCGCTGAGCAGCAGGCTGATCGCGGTGCCGATGAGTGCTTGCTTCATGGTCAGTGCCCTCCGGTGGCAGCGGTCAGAGCATCGAGGAGCGCTTGCTTCCGGCGCTGACCGTGCAGGTACTCGCGCAGGGCGATGATGACCACGCTGTTCATGCTGCGTTCATCGCGCCTGGCCTCGGCTTCCACCTCGGCCCTCAGGCCGTCCGGCAGTCGGACAACGAACTTGTCCATGTCCCGGCTGGTGCTGGCCGGCAGTTCGGTTACAACGGTTGCTCGTTTCATGATCAGCCCCCCGCCTTCACGAACCGGTGGTTGTCATCCAGCTTGTAGGCAACACCTGGCTCAAGGCCGTCTTCGCCGATATAGCCGATGACGGTGCGGTACCGTTCGGTCTTTTCGTCCCAGTAGCGGATTTGGATCTCGCCTTTCTTCCCGGCGGTGGCGGTGCCCTTGTACCCGGCGGTGGCGGTGCCCTTGTACCCGGCGGTGGCGGTGCCCTCGTTCCCGGCGGTGGCGGTGCCCCAGTCCCCGGCGGTGGCGGTGCCCCAGTCCCCGGCGGTGGTGGTGCCCTTGTACCCGGCGGTGGCGGTGCCCCAGTCCCCGGCGGTGGCGGTGCCATATGCGCCTACCTGACAGAGTTCCTTATCGCCTGCCTGTAGGGTGGCGCCGATCACTGCTACGCCAGCCGCGCGCGGTTCGTTTGCGATCAGGAACTGTGTTGCGCTTGCCTTGTCCCCGATGTGACGGACTGTGCAGCGAGGAAACTTCACCTTGCCGCCGAGGGCGATCAGGTCGGAGAGACCCACTTCAACCACCAGCCACTTCGCATCTGCGTCGCCTACGGTGCTGCTGCAATCATGGTCGCCCTGTCCGAACAGCCATCCATGCAGGCCGTGACCGCACTTGTTGTCCTTCTTCCAGTCCGGGGCTTCGACTACCGCTCCGATCTTGTCTGGCCACTGAAACCCGCCGTGGCTGGTGAGATCAGCACTGCAGGTCCTGAGGATGAGAGCGGTGCCTTGCTTCTTGGTCTTTGCTTTGGTGGTCATGCTTTTCTCCAGTGGCGCCATCGCTGGCGCCGGGGCGAGGATGGCTACTTGCTGATGCCGATGAAGGGCAGCGGGGAGCCGCTGGCCATGTAGGTACTCGCGCAGGGCAACGACGATCAAGGAGTTCATGCTGCGCTCGTCTCGCTTGGCCTCGGCTTCGACCTCGGCCCTCAGTCCGTCCGGCAGTCGGACAACGAACTTGTCCATGTCCCGGCTGGTGCTGGCCGGCAGTTCGGTTACAACGGTTGCTCGTTTCATGGGATCTCCAGTGGCGCCATCGCTGGCGCCTGGGCGAGGGGCTACTTGCTGATGCCGATGAAGGGAAGCGGGGAGCCGCTGGCCATGTAGGTGGGCAGCTTTCCGTCCCACTTCTCGACGGCATTGAGGGTCACGACGTCGGGGTTCGAGCGCAGCGCCTGGGCGCGGATCTCGATCGCCTTCGCGTCGGCGGTGGCCAGGGTCAGCTTCGCGTCCGCCTCCCCTTGGGCCCGAGCGCGTTCCTTGTCGGCTTCTGCCTTGGCTTGGGCGACCTCGTTACGGCGCTGCTCGGCCATCTGGGTGGCCTGGATCTTCGCGTTCAGGCTCTGCGTAACCTGCGGCGGGAGGACCAGGTCGGATGCGTAGTAGATGCGCTCGATGTTGATGCCGATGGGCGCCACCTGATCGCGCACGCGCTTCTCGACGGCCAGCAGCAGGTCCGCCTTACCGGCGCCATAGACGCTCTCGACTGGAAGCTTCGAGGCAACATCGTTGAAGGCATCGCGCACCATGTTCCGCAGGAACTTGTTCGTGATTTCGTCGATTCCCGCCCGGTACTTCTGGAACAGCGTCGTCACCTTGTCGGGGGATACTGAGTAGGTGATGCCGACGGCGCCGCCAACCTTCATCCCCTCGACGGTCTGGAAACTGATCGCTTCCTTGCCGCCCCAGGTTTCGGTCTGCGTGAAGGTGGGGAACAGGTAGAGCTCCTCGTTCACGCCTACCCAGTAGCGACCAGTTCCGACCTCGCGCGTCTCCACGCCCTTCTCGGAGCCGTAAAGGTTGACGATCACGCCGACGTTGCCGGCAGGCACCTTCGAACAGCCCGCCAGGACGGCGAGCAGGCACAGCATTGCAGCAGCGGGAATCCGCTTCATTGGTCTTTCTCCTTGCTGGTGGTGGCCGCTTCTTCGCGGCGGGTGTTGGCGAGGTGGATGCCGAGGCAGACCGAGGCGATCAACCAGACGCCGGGGATGGCGAATCCCGCGAAGACCAGAACATCGTCGCGGCTGCTGACCAGGGCCGGCCCAATGCCGCCCACCAAGGCGACGGACAGCCCGGCATAGGCCAGCAGGGCGATACAGATCAGGAAGAGCTTCCCGGGCTTGATGAGAGGTTTGTTGTCCATGCTTTCCTCCAGGCAAGCCGATGGCCTGCCGCGGTTGTTGGCTTTCGCGAAAATCGATTGGGTGTCGGTCAGCCCCGACTGCTCACCACTGCCCAGGTGACGGGCTTTGCGCTAGGCTGAGCGCTCTCACACAACACAGCCAGCAAAGGAGGGCGGAGCCGTGGCGGTTTCCGTAATTGCAAAGTTCATCGCAGATGAGTGGTTCAAGATCATGGCGATCCTGTGTTTCCTGCTGCTGGCGGCCTCGCTCACTCTCGACCTCAAGGTCGACAACGGCATCGTTGGGCTTTTCGCTTTGTCCGGAATGATCTGGGGGATCGGCGAGATGGCTTGCCGCCCCTTCGTGTCCAGGATGGCTCCGCACCCATACCAATTTGGCTCGGTCGTCATCAGTGGCAGGCCTCGCCGGATGAACAAGACTGGCTTCGTTCTGTTCGTGCTATCGATCATCGTGGCGATCCTTGGCTGCCTGAGGGCATGGCCGCTTGTGTTGCCCATGATTGAAGTAGTCCTTCACCCGAACACCCTGTAGCGGAGTCACGCCACCCAGGCCACGCCATCGCGGCGAGCAGTCAGACGAGTTTCGATCTTCCTTTCGCCGCCCCGACGGCTGCGCAACATGTGGTCATCGTTGAGCAGTGGCTGACCGGCGACGAGGAAGGCGAGGGCGATCACGGCGGGTGAGATAAGCCCGCGGCGCATAGCCTCGGCCACCAGGGCGGCACGGCGGGTGACGCCGAGTTTGGTGGTCGCTGCCAAGACGCGCTTACCCACCGTGCCCGGCTGCATGCCCAGGTCGCGGGCCAGCTCCTTCGAGGTACGACCCGCAGCGATGCCCAGGACGCACTGAAGCTCACGCAGGGACAGGCCTTTGCCGAGGAAGCCGGTGAAACCGTGTGCTGTGATGGTGGCGGTGGTGGTCATGTGCTGCTCCGTGCTCTGGAACCAAGAAGGTACATACTGCAAATCAATCTAGTACCTTAAAGGTACATTGTCAATTGCAAAATGTACCTGTGAATCAGAATGGCAAGAGCGGAGTCTTTGAGGCGGGGCGTGAAGCTGGTGTAGGGGCACAGAAAGAAAGAGGAAGGGCTACGAGTAGGTGCAGGCTGAGATGGACGGTGTCGGCCTGGTGTTCAACGACGACGGCACCGTAACGCTGAGGTGGGATAGGCAGGCGCTGGAGGGGTAGGGCGGAAATGAAAAGCCCCGCAGATGCGGGGCCATTGGACAATCTCTTTCTGTTACGCCCTCATTTTTTCGAGGAACTCCTTCACCGGAGCGGTGCTGGATTCGCTAACAGTTTTCTCGGACGACTCGATTTCATTCAGTCGCTGACAAATGATTTGCTTGATCTCGGATCGAGCAAACCGATTGAGTAGGTCGCGGATCATCGGCTGATAGCCGACTCCGTGATACTCGGCAATTTTCTTGAGATCGTTTACTAATTGCTTTTGTAGGCGAATGGAAATCAGTTGGAGGCCGAGCGCGTCATCCACCTCTTGCTTTGAGCCAGTGGAGACTTGGGCGTGCGCTTCGGTCGTCCCGAGCTCGCCGCTTTCCCACAGTTCAACGTTGCTCATAGCTTCCTCACTCTTTGTCATTTGATTGCAAATTTTCTGTAGATACGTGTTTCTTCAGCACTGGGTTCGTACGCTGTTTTCAGGAAAACCTTACCATTCTCGAAGACGAAACAGATCTTTAGGGCCCTGCCAGCGTTTGTTTCGGCTACGAACCATTTCGTTACAGGGTCTGTCTTGTGATCCTCTCGCAGGTCGATCAGGTGTTCACCCTCGCAGTTCTCGAAGCATTGCTCGATTTCTCTGCGGCTCACGCCACCATGCTTTTCCTGAAGCTTCCTCTCGATGGCGTCCGAAATGATCAGATTTTCCAAGCGCGGTTACCATTTGACTTTGTATATACAGATGATAGGCCGCTCTGGGAGGTAGATCAATCCCTCTGTATATACAGACAGCTAGGCAGAAAAATGGTTCGGCTGAGAGCAGTCAGTGTCGCCGCCGGCGCATCACCGACCACCAGAACACCCACCCGATCACGCTGATGTCACCGGCACGCATCTGGTCCCTGGTGTACTCCTCATCGGGGTACTCGTCCCGGTTGTAGCTGCGCAACCGGATGCCGCCGCCAGGCAGGCGATAGACGAATTTCACCCGCAGCAGGTCGTCATGCTTCAGGGCGTAGATCTCGCCGTCGGTGATCGCGTTGACTGACATATCGATCCCGATGACGGCTCCGTCGGCAATGAGCGGTTCCATGCTGTTGCCGGTGACGTTAACGCAGACGGCGCATTTCGGATTCACTCCTGATTCGTGCAGCACGGATCTCGGGAACCTGATTTTGCGCTTTGCGAGCTCCAGATCTGGAAATCTGCCACCGCCCGCAGCCACCTGAATTTCGTCGAAGTAGGGGATCTCTACCTCGTCGAGATCAAGTGGATCACCTTCTTCCCACGTGGATAAAGGCATAAGATCTCTCTCGGCGTCGGCGTCGGCGTCGGCGGAGGGCAAGGGGGACACGGCTTTTGCCTGAAAGTGAGGCGCTTCAAAAATATGCTTGCCATGTAATACATCAAGCCAGCCGCGCGGTAAGTCAAAGCATTCTTCGATGTGCCTGGCGAGCTTGTTGCCGATGTTCTTCGTTGGGTTCGAGCCAATCAGCCTGCTGACCTGAGTTGGTTCACGGTCAATGCGGCTGGCGAACGCACCTGTCCCCCCCTCCTTCTCTGCAAGTGAAAGGGCATTTGTACGGCGGATAGTACTGATGTCAATCATTCATCCATTCCATCATCTGTACCAGAAATGTACAGAACCTTGACGGTACATAGACTTTTCGCCATCCTTGTACCCAGGAGGTACATTTATGGCCGTCATTACATCCCAAAACCCCAATGCGGAAGCCTTGCGGGAGTTTTGGAAAAGTCTGAGCACCAGGGAGCGCAGCGAGGCTGCGCGCAAGCTTGATACCTCTGTTGCGTACCTGCGACAGGTTCTGGCGTGTGGGCGCACGCCAGGGGCGGTTCTTGCTCGTGATCTGGAGCGTGTGTTCGAAGCTCGAATTGCGCGGCATCAGTTGAGGCCTGATCTGTACGACGTGCCCACAAGCTCCGCCGACCTTGAGCCCATTCTGCCGTCCGAATCCCGCCTCGGGCAGTGCGCTGATGCTGCTGTGCAGGCATCCAGTATGGGGGCGGAGCAATGATCCGAAACGTCTTCGTGATTCTGGCTGGACTGATTGCGGTGGCCGTTATCTGTGCCGCTGGGGTGATCCTCCATGCCATCGGCGGCTACCACATCGAGCTGACGCCGATCATCGCGACAGTGGGGGCCGCCGGCGGGATCGCGCTCCTTTGCCATGAGTTTGGCTACAGCGCTGGGCGCAACAAGGCACTGGATGACCGCTTCTACCCAGATGCAGATGCGCCTTACGTGCACTTTCCCCGAGGCATGGACAGCTACCGGGATCGCCTGGAGTTCCTGAATCGAGCCATCAAGCGGCTGCACGAAGTCGAATCAGCCAAGGCCAATGACGCTGAGGATCAGAGCCCCAGCGATCAGGGCAATCAGCCAGAGCGCAAACGTCATGATTGATGCGCGCCTTTTCTCCCAAAAAGCCCTCAGCGGCGTTATTCCGCCCCGGTCTTCTGGGAAGTATTCCTTGTCCCAGTGCCTTTCCTTCCAGCGCCTGAAGGCATCTCTCAACCAGTTCATGCCGGGCCTCCGTGGCCGTTCTGTGTGGAAACAAAACGATAGCACGGAGTGTCCTGGCGCCACTTTGCGGCCCGGCTGACTCAAACGCCGGAAAGCAAAAAGCCCCGCTTTCGCGAGGCCTTTAGTCGGTAGTCGTTGCAGCGACTGCCTGGATATCAATTTGCCTTGAAGAGGGCGAAATCATCATGCAACAGAAAACCCAAAACGCGCAACCCCCGCGCTCTGCTCATCAACTCGCATCAGACCTGCTGGATGGCCTCGAAGCCGCTGTTGAGACCGTCAAGGGGCTGCGCGCCATCCTTGCACTGGTCCGTAGAGATGAGCAGTGCAGCAGTTACCTCAAGGATATCTGCACGATAGGACTCGGTCAGGCCGAGTTCGTCGGCGGGAACCTTGAGGATGATATGAGACAGGCCGACGCAGAATTGTTCGAACTGGAGCGTGTCGCGACCCAATCCGGAAATCCTGAAAGCGTGTCGCGACACGAAGGCGGTGCGGCATGAGCGCGCTCGAATTGAAAGTGTCCCCGCTTTCGCCGGTGGAGTTCTTCCAAGTGCTTCCCTCGCTCTCTGTCGAAGCCGCGCTTAAGCAGGCCAGCAGCATCAATCACAGCGTTTCAGATCTGCTTGAGGCATGCACCGAGCGCGCAGAACCGATGAATCTGGCTGCCCTTGAGTTCTGCTCTCGCCTGGCTGGCGAACTGGTCGATGCCGCGCTGGACGCCCTGCGTAAGGAGGTCTGCCAATGAACCTGTCGACGCTGCTCAGCAGTCTGTGCTCCCGGGTCCCGGGCGAAGACCTGACCGATAAACAGATTCTCTCCATCAAGTCGGATCTGGGGTCGGCTCGGAATGCTGCTCAGAACATGGCGCTTGGTGTCGCCGCAGTCGGGAATCTGCTGGCGAACGTTGGCGCTGAAGGCGAAGTAGGCCAGGAAACCTCAGAGCGTCTCGGCTGGTTTCTGGAGGAGATCGTGGGGGCCATCTTCATGTTGGTGGAGCTCGAGCAGGTCTGCACGGATCGCATCAACCGGCAGAAGGAGGCTCAGCAATGAGGGCCACTCTGGGTATCAGCTTCCGGGCGACTGCGCCGGTTGATCTTTCGAAGGGAGATCAGAAAGCGAATGTCCTGTGCGTGATGGATGACATTGATGCCGACCTCGCATTGGACAGCGCAGTCGACCTGCTTGACGCGATTCAGGGCGGGCTCCTCGACATCCTCGACGAGCCGAGCGTTAGTCGTCGCGTAGTCCTACTTCTTCATGCGGCCGAGACAGCCACTGCCCTGGTCCGTTCTGCCCTGGAGGGTGGGGAGGTGGCCAATGACTAGGCGCATTGGAGCGAAAGCACTCGGTGACCAGCTCTACAGCTATATCGGCGCCATCCAGGACTTGGCTACCGCAGTTCGCGAAGACTTGGCTTTCCAAGGTTGCGAGCCGGGCCCGCGCCTGACCGCCGACCAGGTGGATGCGATCCATCTGTCGATTATCACCATCGCCAGGTTGGCTGGCGAAGACTTGATCCAACTGCTGACCGAGCTAGAGGTGCCGGCATGACTGGCCTGACCTCAATTGGCGGCCAGGCCGCCACCATGACCAGCCGGGAGATCGCGGATCTTGTTGGGTCGCGTCACGACAATGTACGCGTGACCATTGAGCGACTGGCCGAGCGCGGGGTGATTGCTTTACCTGCAATGCAGGAAAAGCCCACTGCTGGCCGCCCCGCTCAGGAGTACGTCTTCACCGGCGACCAGGGCAAGCGCGACAGCATCATCGTCGTCGCCCAGCTCTGCCCGGAGTTCACCGCCCAGTTGGTGGACCGCTGGCAGGAACTGGAACAGCAGGCTTCCCGGCCACTGACCGCCGCCGAGCAATTACTGGCCAGCGTGCAACTCACCGTCGATCTGGAGCGGCGACAGCGGCAGACCGAGCAGCAGGTGGCAGCGCTGACCGAAACCGTCGGCGATATGGACCGATCGCACCCGCTGCTCGACTCGATCCCCAACGGCATGGAGAGCATCACCGCTATCCGTCAGCGGATCGGAAAGCAGTACGGCCTACCGCCCAGGGTGATCGACGCGGTGGTGCGTGAAATGCCGCACAGCCCGCGCCCCTTCGCCATGGTGCGCAGCAAGCACGAGGAACTGAACGCGCGGCCCTTCGCGGTCTGGGCTAAGGCCGAGATCAGCAGGGTATTCGAGCGCTTCGCGCGCGGCTGCACCTTCGTGACCCAACACCGAGCCACGCACCCGGACTTCGGCGCCGGCCGGGAGCGCTTCCAGATGCGCGGCACCCCTTCGCAGGAGATCGGCGAATGACCTCACAACCAAAACCGGGTCGGATCATCACTGGCCCCAACGGCCGCCCGGTGATCGCTGGGCCCTGGCCGTCCTACCGTCAATTCCGCGACCTGTGCGAAAGCGACCGGCTTCTGATGTACCGCCACGCGAAGCTGTGCAGGGCCTCCCTTGAGGTCCAGGGCTTCGAGATGGCTGAGGACTACGACGCTTTCGTGCGGCGCGTCACCGAGGAGCTCGACATATGAGCGTTCAGGCCATGACCTGGGCACTGGAGCAGCAGGTCGTTACCGATGCCGCCATGAGGCATGTGCTGTTGTGCTTGGCGAACTATGCCAACGAGGCGGGAAAGGGGGCGTTCCCTTCTATCGCCACGCTGAGCAGTGATACAGGGCTATCCGAGCGGACTGTCCAGTACAAGCTCCGGTCCCTCGAGGAGGCTGGTGTGATTCGCCGTGGAAACCAGGCAATCGCTGCCGCCTACATCTCGCACCGGGATCGCCTGCCGATGGTGTACGACCTCTCGATGGAACGGGGTGCAACGGTTGCACCGGGTGCAAATGACGACGTAACGGGGTGCAAACCACGACGTAACGGGGTGCAACTGACGACACAACGGGGTGCAACGGTTGCACCCGATCCGTCACTTAACCACCAAAGAACCACCAAAGAACCTAAAGAGCATGTCCAAACCGGCGAAACCGGTTCGGACGACGTGGGTGATCGGAAGGGAAAACCCCAGTCTGGGAAGCTGACGGCCAAGCCCAATCCTCTGGATGGTTTCGAGGAGTTTTACCAGGCCTACCCAAAGCACAAGGATCGAGCGAAGGCGGAGAAAGCTTGGCGGAAGATCGACCCTGCTCTGCACCCTGTGATCATGGCGGCGCTTCCGAAGCACTGCCGACAACGTGATTGGCTGAAGGACAACGGGCAGTTCGTTCCGCTGCCGGCCAGTTGGCTCAACGGGCGACGATGGGAAGACGAGATAGCCCCTGATGCTGGCCCGGCATCGAACTTCACCAACCTCCCCAAACACACCCCCGACATGTACCAGGACCGCGACGATGGCAGAGCAAATTTTTAACTTCTGGCGTAAACCCAACCGCAAGAGCGAAGAAAGCCCTTCTCTTCGCTGCCCGGTTCACGGTGACTACCACGCGATCCAGGTGGAGCAGTTTGATGGCAGCTACTTGACCTGGTCTTGCTCTCGGTGTGTTTGGGATGGGGTGAGTCACGGGCCGGGGAGCGAGGAGTTTTCGGTGGCCCTGGTTGAGAAAACCCAACGCAAGATCAACGAGTTGCTGGTTGGCTCTGGCATCCCCGCTCGCTACCGGGCCAGCACTTTCGAGACTTACCGCACCGATGGCAAGGCGGAGAAGGCGGCGGTGCTGGAAGCATGCCGGGAGTATGCCGAGCGATTCGTGGAGAACTTCCAGGACGGCCGCTGCCTCTTGCTCCTGGGCAACCTTGGGACGGGCAAGACCCATCTCGCGTGCTCAATCGTCCAGTACGTCGTACGGAACCTTCAGGCCCAAGCAGTGATCACCTCGGCGTCGGAGATAATCCGTGTGGCGAAGGGGGCGATGAACCGGGCGGCGAAGTACACCGAACGGGACGCTCTCGAAGAGCTGGCGGGCTTCGACCTGTTGGTGATCGACGAGCTCGGCGCGCAGAGCGGTACCGAGTACGAATTGGGGCTGCTCCACGAGGTGATTGACCGCCGGTATCGGGAGATGCGGCCTACGGTGGTGGTTTCGAACATGAGCGCGCAGGAGGTCGCCAAGTACATCGGTGATCGTGCTGTGGATCGTCTCCGCGAGAACGGCGGCAAGGCTGTTGGCTTCACCTGGGGCTCCGCTCGCCGGGAGGTTCTGGAGTGAGCCGAGAGCTGTACAGCGAAGAGGCTGAGTTCGGCGTGCTCGGCGCTATCTTGCAGTCCGCGCTCCAGCAGAATCAGGAGCTGGTTGACGAGGCCTTGTCCAGCGTGACCGCTGCCGATTTCTACTTTGAAGATAACGCCGCGCTGTTCCAGGCGATCAAGGATTGCTACGAGGAAGGGATTCCCGTCGATCCGGTGACCGTGGGAGTGGTCCGCGACGTGTTGCCCAGCGGCGCGAAGCTCATTCCCTATGCCGGGAACATTGCCCGCAATGTGCCTTCGGTGGCGAACTGGAGGACGTACGTCCGGCACGTCCGGGAGCGGGCCATCCTGCGTTGCTTGATCGACACGGCCGAGTCGGTGAAGGCCTCCGCCACGGATGACCGACCGTTGCCTGAGATCATCGCCAGAGCGCAGCAGGCGATGGCGGACCTGCGCGACCTCGATGACGAGGCGCCGAAGTACAAGCGGCTCGACGAGGTGATGCTCAAGGCTGTCGACGTTATCGACGACAAGTTCAACGGCCGCGCGCCTCAGTGGCCCGGCACTGGCCTGGCCGATCTCGACAAGCTGGTGCGCGGCATCCGCCCTCGGAAACTCACCGTTATCGCCGGCCTTCCCGGCAGTGGCAAGACCACACTTGCCCTGCAAATCGCCCAGTACAACGCCTGCGAGGCGGGGGAGCCGTGGCTGGTGTTCTCCCTGGAAATGCCCGAGGAGGAGTTGGGCGTGCGCTCAATCGCCTCGCTGGGCGGAGTGGACCTGAAGCGCCTGGACGATCCGCAGCAGTTGGGTGACGACGACTGGCCGCGCATCACATCTGCGGTGGCCAAGGCCAAGGGGGCGCCCTTGTTCATCTGCGACGATCCCAACGTGACCGCCAGCCAGATCCGCAGCACCGCGCGGTGTGTCAAGCGTGAGCACGGCCTGGCCGGTATCGTCGTTGACTACCTGGGCCTGATTCCACCAGAGGCGAAAGGGCGCACGCGCAGCGAGGAAGTGGGCAAGACCAACAAGTCGCTGTTGCGCCTGGCCAAGGAGCTCGGCGTTCCAGTCATCGAGCTGGCGCAGCTCAACCGCGACTCGACCAAGCGCCCCGGTAAGCGCCCGCAGTCGAGCGACCTGCGCGACTCGGGGGAGATCGAGGCCGACGCCAGTTGCATCCTGATGGTCCACCGGGACATGGATAGCGAGGCCGGCCAGAACGGCATCACCGAGATCCTGATGACCAAGTGCCGACACGCGCCGCCGGGCATGTGCCTGCTCCAGCAGCAGGGCATGTACGGACGATTCGTCAACTTCGCCGGCCCACGCGAGATGAGCCAAGAGGAGGTCGAGATGGGGCGTAGCTACTTCGCCAACAAACACGGCAAGAAAAAGGGGAAGGCCGCATGAGCAACGTACAACCGATGGCACCCCGCAAGGTCATGACCAGGCTGGAGCGGGAGTTTCTCAAGGTGGCCGGCCAGGAGCTGGCGCAGGTCAAGGTGGGCGGTGCTGCTGCCTTGGCTGCGCTGCTGGTCATGATCGCCAACTGGCACGGTGACCGCGGCACTCTGGGTTTTCACGACTACGGCCGGCTGTGGCTGCAGGACGGCAATGCGAAGGGCGCCGCTGCGGAAACGCTGCTGCGCGATCTGTTTGGCCTGAAAGGCACGCCGAAGGGGGCCGCATGACTGGGGTCTACCGCGATGTGATGCCTGCGATCGTTCGCGTCCTGGCGGCCGATGCCATCGACAACACGGCGAAGCAGAGCTGGCAGAGGCTTATTGACCGAAAGGTCGACGGCGGCTTTCGGGCTCTGCTTTCTGCCCAGGACCAGTTCGAGTTCGATTGCATCCTGCACGCCCTACTGCACCGGGAGCTTTCGCCGGCCGAGTGGGACGTGCTGCACGCTCGCTACTCGACGCACTTTGATCGGCGTGGGCAGGCCATCGAGCGACTGGCGAGCAGGGTGCATTCGCCTGCGCCTTCTCGGTTTCTGGAGCGTGCTGTAGCGACCTGGGCTATCCCGATGATGAAGGGCAAGGACGGAAAGCGATCAACCGCTATCCCGATGCTCCCCAAGAAGTGGTACGACATGAACAACTGGGATGAGGACGCGCGACCGGACTCAACTCGAAACCGCTGGCGCAGGGATATTCGGAAACAGCTTGATCGTTTCGAGGAAGAGGCGTTGGTGCATGTAACCGAGATCCTTGACCGCGAGAAGTTGCTCGATGCGGCTTGACGAATGTGATCGACTGAGCGTAACGTAACCACATCTGTTGATACGTGCGCGCTAAGCTAGATCGACTCCGAAACCCGGCCCTGGTGCCGGGTTTTTTATTGCGCCGCCGGGTTTTGCGCGGCATCATCAGTCCCCCGTCTAACTCGATGCTTTCCTTCCTTGGCTTTCAGCGAGATGGACGGGAAGCCCGGTTGCCCCCGCTCCGGGCTTTTTCATTTGAAGGTCGAAACTCGGTAGACGGCAGTCTCGCCTGCCACATCGGGCTGTAAGCAAAGTGACGGGTTACCGACCCGCAAGGCCTTCACCCTTTGCGATATCCAATCAATGCAGGTGGAGCGCAGGATGCGCACGGGGTAGTGGCCCCTATCCACCTGCACCTATTTCAGAGCCCAGCCTTCGAGCTGGGCTTTTTCGTTTCCGCCGCAAGGCAAGCCAACACGCAGCTAGGCCCGTACAGCCGAACGGCGGATGTCCGCTCATCCATCCGCCCCGCTGCGCTCCTTTTTCCAGGTGAGTGGAGTGGATCAGATGAGTGAAATTGATCTTGATGAGGCCAGCCTGCGTGACCTGGTAATGGTCAATGACGGCCAGGTCGTAACGACATCGCTGAAGGTGGCCGAACGCTTCGGAAAGCGGCACGACAACGTCCTTCGGGCTATCGACAACTTGGATTGCTCGGCTGGTTTCCGTCTCCTCAATTTTGAGGAGACGGTCATGTGGCGGGAAAATCCGAGCGGCGGAGAACCGATCAAGAGTCGAAGCTTCGACATGACCAAGGACGGCTTCATGTTCCTTGTGATGGGCTTTAGGGGTAAAGCCGCAGCTGCCTGGAAAGAAGCTTTCATCCATGCCTTCAACTGGATGGCCGAGCAGTTGTTCAAACGCTCAATGGACTTCAACACCATGCGCAACGAGCTGATGGCGGAGTACCGACAGGAGCGAGGGATTGCCAGCCTGGCTGGCAAAACCTTGCGTCGATGGCAGATCAGGGCACCGGTCATCGAACAGAAGATCATCGAGATCGAGCGCGAAGGGCAGTTGCAGCTGTTTCACGCCTGATCCGCCCGGAAAACCCACCCGACGAACGAAAGCCCGCCATTGAGCGGGCTTCGTCGTTTTAGAACCCCTGCGAGGGGCAGAGACTATGAAAATGCCAGAACGCCCTGAGACCTGGGCTGCGCTGCTTGCGTGGCTGTCTGCGCACTATCCGCAGTTGTACGCCGCCGGCCTGTCCTTCGTGGTCGCGCTGACGCGAGTGATCTACGGCGGTGGAACGCGGCGCCAGGCGCTGCTCGAGGCAACGCTCTGCACTTTGATTACCTTGGGCCTGATTCCGGTCCTTGAGTGGTTCGGCCTGCCACAGAACATGGCTACCGCTGCTGGGGTGTTCACCGGTTTCCTTGGGGTGAAGAAGATCGCTGAATTCGCTGATCGGATCGCCGACTGGAAGTTTCCGCGTCGGGGGGCTGGCGAATGAAGATCACCGCCGATCAACTCGACCGCGCTACCGGCTGCGGTGCTGCTACTGCCTCGACCTGGGTTGAACACATCAACGGCGCCCTGGCTCGGTTCGAGATCAACACGCCCGAGCGTGTGGCAATGTTCCTGGCTCAGGTCGGGCACGAAAGCCAGAGCCTCAAGCGCCTGGTCGAGAACCTGAACTACTCCGCAGAGGGGCTGCTCAAGACCTGGCCGAAGCGGTTCGCGGCGGTAGAGGCTCGCCAGTATGCCCGCCAGCCCGAGCGCATCGCCAACCGCGTCTACGCAAACCGGATGGGCAACGGGTCGCCGGATACGGGCGATGGGTATCGATACCGTGGTCGTGGCCTGATCATGATCACCGGCCACGACAACTACGCCGAAGCCGCCCGCGCCCTGGCGCTGCCACTCGTGGCGCAACCGGAGTTGCTTGAGCAACGGACCTGGGCTGCCATCGCCGCGGGGTGGTGGTGGCGGTCGCGGGGTTTAAATGGTCTGGCTGATCAAGGCCGATTCGAGCGGATCACGCTGATGATCAACGGCGGCTACAACGGCGCAGACGACCGTGCGGCGCGCCTCGATTGGGCGCGCGCTGCCATGGCTGGTGCGTGATGAGGTGGTCTCCGTGGTTGGTGGTGGCGTTGGTGGCGGCTCTGGTGTTCTGGCGCCTCGATCACGTGACCGCCCAGCGTGATGACCTGCAGGCCGCCGTCGAGCAATCCGCCGATACGATCACCGCCATGGCCCAGCAGGCCCAGCGCGACACCAAGGCGCAGGCCCAGGCCGATGCCCTGGCTCGAACCTACCAAGCAGCACTGCAGGCCTCCCATGAAGAAAACCAATTGCGCCGCGATGCTATCGGCACTGGTGCTCGCGTCGTGTACGTCAAAGCCCGCTGTCCCGCAGACGGAGTGCACCCGGCTCCCGGAGCCTCCGGCAGCGCTGATGCAGGAAGAGCCGTCCTTGCTGCCGCTGATGGACAAGTTGTTTCTGATCTCCGAGCCGGAGTCGAGCGACGCGAACTGATGATTGAGGCGCTGCGTAAGCACATCGCCGGCCTGCCGAGGTATTGCAGAAGATGATCAGCATCAAGCCGGAAGGGTTCCAGCAGCAGCTCGCCGTGCTGACCGAGCTTGAGCAGCGGCAGATTCCTTACGCGACAGCCACTGCGCTTACGCGGACCGCGCAAGGCCTGATGGATCGATTGCGCGATGAGATGCGTGTCGTATTCGACCGCCCGACCCCGTACACCCAGAACAGCCTGCGCATGGTGCCAGCCAGGAAAGACCGGCTCGAAGCGCGGGTTTGGTTCAAGGACGAAGCGGACGGTGCGCAGCCTGCATCGGTGTGGATTGCCCCCGAAGTCTACGGTGGGCCGCGTCGGAACAAGCCGGCCGAGCTTCAGCTCAGGGCCAAGGGGATACTGCCCGAAGGTAAGTACGTGGTGCCCGGTGCCGGCGCGGACCTGGATCGCTACGGGAACATCAGGCGCGGCCAGGTCACCAAGGCATTGAGCGGCATCCGCGGCTTCACTCAGGCCGGGTACAACGCGAACGCCACCGATAGCAGACGGAGCAGGGCGAAGGGTAATGCTCGCCGCTACTTCGTCATGACCCGTAAGGGCCAGCCCATAGGCATTGCCGAGCGCACAGGCCGAGGCCGGGATGCCGTCTCGATCATCATGGCCTTCGTGTCTCGCCCTTCGTATCGCCGCCGGCTGAGCTTCTTCGAGATCGCGCAGCAGTACGCCGACGAGAACCTGCCGCGTGAGTTCGAGGTGGCGATGCGCGGCGTTGCTGCTCGGTTCGCCGCGCGGCGCTGAGGAATGCACCAACTTGGTGCGAATTCTTATTGTCCAGCACAAGTTTAAAAATTCTGCGGGTCCTCCCGGGGGTGCCCCCGTCAGAGGGTAATTCGAGCCCCGCGCGCCAAATATGTATGACCTTTTTTCGGAGGTTGGTTGTTGTTTAGTCATGAGCAAAAACGAAACAACCAAGCAGCGCGGATGGTTGAACAAGTCCGAGATGGCCTCGAGCCTCGGAATTTCTCCGCAAGCCTTTGATAAATGGGGCGTTCAACCAATCGAGCGAATAGGTCGAGAGGCCTTTTACACGGTGGCGGATGTGGTTGAAAACCGCATCCAGCACGCCGCTCGGAAACAACAACCTGAGGGGGAGCTACCGGAAGGTCTCGATCCCTACGCTGAAGCCAAGCTGACACAGGAGCGACTCCGGCTCACCAAGGCCCAGGCCTACGCCCAAGAGCAGAAAAACCAGGTCCAGGACAAGCTCCTGGTCCCGGTCCCTTTCGCCACTTTCGCCCTGGCGAAAATCGCCGCCAAGATCGGCTCGGCGTTGGAGACCGTCTGCAAAACGGTCAGTCGCCGCTACCCGGATGCTGATCCCTTGGTGATGGAGTCCTTCGAGCGGGAGATCGCCTTGGCGCGAAACCTATCCGCTGAGTTCAGCGACGACATCCCGGGAATCCTTGATGAGTACCTTGCAACCCTGGATCAGTGATCTGCGCACTGCGGTCAAGCTGGGTTTGCAGGGAATGTTCAAAGAGCCGCCGATGACGGCGGTGGAGTGGGCCGACAAGCATTTCTACATGTCGGCCGAGTCCTCTTACAACGAGGGCCGTTGGAAGACTGCGCCATTCCAGGTCGCGATCCTGAACGCGATGGGCAACGACCTGATTCGAGTGGTCAACTTCGTGAAGTCGGCCCGGATCGGTTACACGAAGCTGTTGCTGGCCAACATCGGCTACAAGATCCAGCACAAGCGCCGCAACGTGATGATGTGGAGTCCGACCGACCCGGACGCCGAGGATATCAGCAAGAGCCACGTCAACGGCCTGATCCGCGACGTTCCGGTCATGCTTGAACTGGCGCCTTGGTTCGGTCGGAAGCACAGCGATAACACCTTGGACAACAAGGTGTTCGCGAACCGACGCAACCTCTGGATTCGCGGCGGCAAGGCCTCCCGGAACTACCGGGAGAAGTCCCCCGACGAGGTTATCTACGACGAGCTGTCGAAGTTCGACGCCGACGTCGAGGGCGAAGGCTCGCCGACATTCCTGGGTGACAAGCGCCTGGACGGTGCGGTCTACCCGAAGTCTATCCGGGGATCTACGCCTGGGGTCGCTGGCGCTTGCCAGATCACCAAGGCGGCGGAAGAGTCTCCGCACCGGCTGCGCCTGCATATTGCTTGCCCGCATTGTCAGCGGGAGCAGCACCTGAAGTTTGGCGGCAAGGATTGTGAGTTCGGCCTGAAGTGGGAAAAGAACGAACTGGGTGAGGCCGAGCGCGCCTGGTACGTCTGCGAGCACTGTGCAGCCTGTTTTGAACACCGTGACATGGTGGTGGCCCAGGCTAAAGGCCGCTGGATCTGCGACGAGACCGGCATCTGGACGCGCGACAGCATCGACTGGTTCGGCCCGAACAACGAGCCGATCCGCACGCCGCGCTCGGTCAGCTTCTACTGCTGGGCGATCTACAGCACCTGGACGACCTGGGTGTCGCTGGTTGACGAGTGGCTCAAGGTCAAGGGCGACCGCGAGAAGCTAATCACCTTCATCAACACCACGCGCGGCGAGGTGTGGGAAGAGGAGCAGGGCGACCGCGTGGAGTGGCAGACGCTCTACGCTCGCCGCGAGAACTACCCGAAGGTGCCGCCGCAAGCGCTTGTTCTGATGGGTGGAATCGACACCCAGGATGACCGCTACGAGGGCCGCGTTTGGGCTTTCGGTCTTGGCGAGGAGGCATGGCTTGTTCACCGTTTCATTCTGACCGGCGATCCGGCCAGTGAGGAATTACGGCGCAAGGTGGGCTTGGAAATTCATCGGCAGTTCACTCGCGCTGATGGCGTTCCAATGCGTGTCGAGCGTTGGTGCTGGGATGCTGGCGGCCACTATGCCGATGAGGTAGAGGCCGAGAGCATCAAGCATGGCGTGCACTGGGTGGTTCCGACTTTCGGGGCCAGCACATACGGCAAGCCAATCGCCAACTTCCCGAAGCGCCGCAAGCGCAAGGTCTACAAGACCGAACTGGGCACCGATAACGCGAAGGAACTGATCTACAGCCGCCTGCGCATTGATGCGCCCATCCCGTGGCAACCGACGCCGGGCTGTGTGCACTTCCCGATCGACAGCGACATCTGCGACGAAGACGAACTGAAGCAGATCACCGCCGAGAAGAAGAAGCCGGTGATGGCGAAGGGTGTTCGCGTCCTGCGCTGGGATTCCGGCGGGCGCCGAAACGAGGCGTTGGATTGCTTCGTGTACGCCCTTGCCGCGCTGCGCATCAGCCAGCAGCGCTTCGGCCTCGACCTCGACCAGTTGGAGCGCGTGCGCGTTGATCCCGTGCCGGAGCCGGTCGCCCAACAGCAACCTTCGAACGATAACCATGCCAGCACCTCCCAGGGCTGGCTCAACACTGGAAGCGGACCATGGCTCTGACAGCGCAGCAGATGCTCGACAAATACTTGGAGGCCGAGGCCGCCGTGCTGGAAGGGCGGACAGTGATCTTCAACGGACGCACCCACACCATGGAGGATATCGAGAAGATCCGCGCCGGACGCCAGGAGTGGGAGCGCCGCGCAGCCGCAGAGCGGGACCGCGCCGCCGGTCGCCGTCCTGGCCCGGCACTGGCGGAGTTCTGCTGATGAACCTGATCGATCGACTACTGGAACCCTTGGCCCCCGAGCTGGTGGCTCGGCGCTTGGCCGCTCGCGAGGCAATCCAGGCGTATGAGGCTGCCAGGCCAGGGAGAACCCACAAGGCCAAGCGTCAGCCGCTAGGCGCCGACACCTCGCTACAGAAGTCTGCGGTCTCTATGCGAGAGCAGTGCCGGAAACTGGACGAAGATCACGATCTGGTTACCGGCCTGCTCGATCGCCTCGAGGAGAGGGTGGTGGGCGGAAGTGGTATCGGCGTGGAACCGCTGCCGCTGCGCCTGGATGGCTCGGTGCATGCCGAGTTGGCCATGGATATCCGCAGCGCGTGGGCCGAGTGGTCGCTCTCGCCGGAAACCTCTGGTGAGCTGACGAGGCCCCAGGTAGAGCGGCTGATGTGTCGCACCTGGCTGCGCGATGGCGAGGGCCTGGCGCAGAAGCTGATGGGCCGAGTCCCGAACTACACGTTCGCCACGTCGGTGCCTTTCGCCCTGGAGCTGCTGGAGCCCGACTACTTGCCCTTCAGCTACAACAACCTGTCGAAGGGTATTGTCCAGGGTATCGAGCGTGACACCTGGCGCCGGAAAAGGGCCTATCACCTTCTCAAGGATCACCCCGGCAACCTGCAGACGCTGGGCGGCAGCCTGGCGGTGAAGCGCGTCGAAGCGGAACGGATCATCCACATCGCCTACCGCAAGCGGATCGGCCAGAACCGAGGCGTGCCGATGTTGCACGCAGTGCTTATCCGCCTTGCCGACTTGAAGGACTACGAGGAGAGCGAGCGGGTGGCGGCGCGCATCAGTGCTGCCCTGGCGATGTATATCAAGAAGGGCAACCCCGACAGCTACTCGGTGGAGCCCGGCAAGGACCGGAAGAACCGAACGATCCCCATCGCCCCCGGCATGGTCTTCGACGACCTCGAGCCAGGCGAAGACGTTGGGATGATCGAGAGCAACCGGCCGAACCCCTTCCTTGAAGGTTTCCGCAACGGCCAGCTGCGGATGATCGGGGCCGGCACTCGCAGCACCTACTCCTCGGTATCCAGGGCCTACGACGGCACCTACTCGGCGCAGCGCCAGGAACTGGTCGAGGGCTGGCTGGGCTACGACCTGCTGCAGCACGAGTTCATCGACTACTGGTGCCGGCCGGTCTATCGGGCCTGGCTGCAGATGTACCTGTTGGCTCGGAAGGAGCGCCTGCCCGCCGACGTTGATCACCGCACTCTCTACGCGGCGGTCTACCAGGGGCCGGTCATGCCATGGATTAACCCGATGCATGAGGCCAACGCATGGGAGTTGCTGGTCAAGGCTGGCTTCGCCGATGAGGCGGAAGTTGCCCGCGCCCGTGGTCGAGATCCGCGCGAGCTGAAGAAGTCGCGTGAGACGGAGATCAAGGCGAACCGGGCGGCCGGCCTGGTCTTCAGTTCGGATGCCTACCACCAATTCGTCAAGTCCGGGATGGACCCAGTTGAGGCGGTGCAGAAGGTGTACCTGGGCGTCGGGAAGATGCTTACCGCCGACGAGGCTCGCGAACTCGTCAACAGATACGGCGCCGGCCTACCCGTGCCTGGCCCGGATTTCCCCAACGAGAGCAACAATGGAGGCGCCGATGGGCAGCCATCAAACCCTGATCCATAAAAACCTGATGCTGCCGATGGCGGCGGCGCTGACTGAGGCCAACGCCCCGCATGAGTCCTGGTACAGCATTAAGGCTGCCGGTCGCGGCGTCGCCGAGGTGTTGTTGTACGACGAGATCGGCGTCTGGGGCATCACCGCGCTGCAGTTCGCTCGAGACCTCAAGGCAATGGGCGACCTGACCAAGATCAACCTGCACGTCCACTCCCCGGGCGGCGACGTCTTCGAGGGGACGGCGATCTATAACCTGCTGCGCAACCACCCGGCCAGCGTCGACGTGTACATCGATGGCTTGGCTGCCTCGATGGCCTCGGTCATCGCCATGGCCGGCGACACCATCTACATGCCCGAGAACGCCATGATGATGGTGCATAAGCCCTGGGGCATCCAGGGCGGCGATGCGGACGACATGCGCCGCTATGCCGAACTGCTCGACAAGGTCGAGGACACCCTGGTCATGGCCTATGCCAACAAGACCGGGAAGTCCGCCGACGACATCAAGGCGCTCCTCAAGGAGGAGACCTGGATGAATGGCCGAGAGGCCGTCGCTGCCGGCTTCGCCGACCAGCTCACTGAGCCGCTGCGAGCGGCCGCTCACCTTTCCTCCAAACGCATGCAGGAGTTCGCCCACATGCCCGAAGCTCTGAAAACTCTACTGGCCCCGCGCGCCCAGACCCCCGCCGCGCCGGCCAACACTCCCGCGCCGACTCCGGCACCGGCCGCGCCGGCGGCTCCCGCGGCCGCTGCCCCAACCGAGGCCGATATTCGCGCCCGCATCCTCGCCGAGGAATCTGGTCGCCGCAGCGCAATCACTGCTGCCTTCGGCGCGTTTTCCACCGGGCACGCCGAACTGCTCGCCACCTGCTTGAACGACATGAACATCACCGTCGACCAGGCGCGCGAGAAGCTGCTGGCTGCCATTGGCGCCGACACCCAGCCGGCTGCCGCCCTGAGTGGCGGGGCCCACATCCATGCCGGCAACGGCAACCTGGTGGGTGACTCGGTGCGCGCGAGCGTGCTGGCCCGCATCGGTCGAGGCGAGCGCCAGGCTGACAACGCGTACAACGGCATGACGCTCCGCGAACTGGCCCGTGCCTCGCTGGTCGATCGCGGGATCGGCGTGGCCTCGCTCAACGCGCCGCAAATGGTCGGCTTGGCCTTCACCCACACTTCCAGCGACTTTGGCCTGATCCTTCTGGATGTCGCCAACAAGTCGGTGCTGGCTGGCTGGGAAGAGGCCGAAGAAACCTTCCCGCTGTGGACCAAGTCCGGCATTCTCACTGACTTCAAGCCGGCGCGCCGCGTCGGGCTGGGCGAGTTTTCCTCGCTGCGTCAAGTGCGTGAGGGCGCCGAGTACAAGTACGTCACCCTCGGCGAGCGCGGCGAACAGATCATCCTGGCCACCTACGGAGAGCTGTTCAGCATCACCCGTCAGGCGATCATCAACGACGACCTGCAGATGCTCTCGGATATCCCGTTCAAGCTGGGCCAGGCTGCCAAGGCCACCATCGGCGACCTGGTCTATGCGGTTCTGACCGGTAACCCGGCGATGAGCGATGGCAAGACTCTCTTCCATGCCGACCACAGCAACCTGCTCACTGGTGCGGCTTCGGCGCTTTCCATCGACAGCCTGAGCAAGGCCAAGACCCAGATGGCCACCCAGAAAGCCCAGGTAGAGAAGGGCAAGGGGCGCACCCTCAACATCCGTCCGGGCTTCGTTCTGACTCCGGTGGCACTCGAGGACAAGGCCAACCAGATCATCAACTCCGAGTCCGTGCCGGGCGCCGACGTCAATAGCGGCATCGTCAACCCGATTCGCGCATTCGCGCAGGTGATCGGCGAGCCGCGCCTGGACGATTCCTCGGCGACCGCCTGGTACATGGCTGCCAAGAAAGGCTCTGACACCATCGAGGTGGCCTACCTGGACGGCGTCGATACTCCGTACCTGGAGCAACAGGAAGGCTTCACTGTCGACGGCGTGGCCAGCAAGGTGCGCATCGACGCCGGCGTGGCGCCGCTGGACTTCCGCGGGCTGCAGAAATCCAACGGTGCCTGATCGGCGCCAAATCCCGAGCCCCGCACCTAGCGGGGCTTTCTGTTTCTGCCATTAGGAGAATCAACCATGGCGAAGAACTATGTGGAGGACGGCAACGTCCTGACTCTCATTGCGCCCGCTGGCGGCGTTAAGTCCGGCGTACCTGCGGTGATCGGAGACCTGGTGGTGGTGCCGCTGGTAGATGCCGCCGAGGGCGAGCCGTTCGCTGGAAAAACTGGCGGCGTCTGGAGCCTGCCTGCTGCCGCCGGCCTGACCCAGGGTGCCAAGTGCAGCGTGCTCAATGGGGAACTGGTAGCTGCTGCCACTGCCGACTCGGTGGCGTTCGGAAAGATCACCGAACCCACCGTTGACGGCTTCGCGTCGGCGATGCTGATCCAGCAATGAGCGCGCCGGGCCGTTTTGGCCGGCTGATCCAACGGCTCCACGAGCGTGGGCAACAGCGGTTATCTGATGCCGTGGGAGAGTTCCGCGGCATCGGTCGCCCCCCGATCAAGGGGATACCGCTGCAGGTCGACCGAAACCTGAGCTACGACGGGCCTGATGGGGTTTTCATCACCGACAAGGTTGGGATCAGTTGGCTGGCGAAGGACGTTCCAACGGCATCGCGTGGCGACCTCTTCGTCATCGGGTCGTCGCGCTATCTCGTGGAAAAGCTCATTGCGAACGACGGTTGGTTGCTGACGGCAGCAACGATCGAGGAGGAAGCATGAAGCCGAACGTGCTCACGATCGGCCGCTTGGCCTTGCTGGCGCGCCTGCAAACCATCACGCCAAACCAGGGATACCGGACAGACGCTGGCACTCGTGTGCTCTCCGGGTGGTTTAACGAGCTGGTCAAGGAACGGCACGAGGGCTTTCCGCTGATTGTTGTCCAGCCCGGCAAGGAGCAGCCGCCGGAGCATCTTGATGCCGCCGTTCGCTTCCATCGTGGCTTCGACGTGGTGGGCGCGGTGCAAGGTGGGTATGACCACTATGAGGAGGCCCTGGAGGATCTACAGCTAGACCTTCTGGCGTGCCTGATGCCTGCCCCCAAGGGGCAGTTCCTGCGCTGGCTGCCCCGAGAGCGCGGCATTACCGGGCTGACGTTGGGGGCGCCTGAGCCGTACCCGCCGGGTGATGGAGTGGCCGCTGCCGTGATTCGAATCCCTGTCTATCTGAAAACCATCATCGAGGGGTAACCCATGAAGAGCGATCCCCAGGTGCCGGCCACGGTCGACGCCGCGCCTCCGGCTGCGCTGAACAAAGCCGTCGAGGTCACCCTGGCCAAGGTGCATTGGCACCAGGGCAAGGAGAAGGCGGCCGGCGAAAAGATCAACGTCAGCCCTGACCAGGTTGAATTCCTGCGCCGCGAGGGCGTGATCAAGAAGGAGGCCTGATATGGCTATCGAGAAAGAGACGTACGTGATCGGCGGACCCTTCAAGATCCGCGAGTCCGGCGCTACCACCCCCTTCCAGTTCGCTGGCCTGGTGTCCACTATCCAGCAGACCATCGAGACCAACGAGATCACTTTGCCGGATACCACCACCCCGCAGGGCGGTGAGTACGATGCCGTTTCGCGCATCATTTCGGTCGGGTTGGCGATCAACTTCCGCGAGCTCAAGACCAGCATCCTGGCTGCCTTGGTATGGGGGGACGCCACCAACGTTCCTTCTGCCACCCATACCGACGAAGCGCACACCGCCGTTCCAGGAGGCACGATCGCGCTCGACTTCATGCCGCTGGAGATCACCAGCGTGAAGAGTGATGACGGCACCACGACCTACGAAGAGTTCGACGACTGGAACATGACCGGCGCCGGTATCGAAATCGTTGAAGGGGGGGCGATCTCTGCGGCCACGCCGATCAAGGTGACTTACAAGTCCGCCACCGTTGATGTGATCGAAGCGCTGACCAACAGCGGCAAGACGTTCGAATGCCTCTTCGAGGGTGAGAACGCAGCCGGTACCCAGCGCCGTATCCAGGCGCGCTATTTCCGGTGCCGCCTGAACCCGTCGAGCCAACAGGACTGGCTCAATACCGAAGACTTCCTCGCTGCCGAGGCCACTGCCAAGGTGCTGATGGACCCGACTAAGGTCGGCGCTGGAAAGTCGAAGTATTTCAACATCAAGAAGGAACTGGCGACGGTGTGACGCCATTCATGCCCGGCAGGGACGCCGGGCGAGCAATCCCTGACTCCGATCTGACATTTGGGCTATCAAAACCCAACTAGGCCCTGGGTTTTGGTGTTGGCGCGGCGGTGCTAGAGTGTGAAGCAGTTCCTATGGAGAGTCGCTATGAAACGGATTTTCCCCGTTCTCGCTTTGCTTCTTGCGGTCAGTTCTGTCCATGCGGCGACGGTCTTCAAGTGTGTCGGCCCTGACGGAAAAGTCACTTTTACCCAGCAGAATTGCCCAGAAAACCAATCCCTGGACGATGTGGTCTCCGCCACCAACCAGCGTCCAAGCGGGTCAGGTGCTTCGGCTGTCATGGCTAAGCCCAAGCAGCCATCAGGCCGTACCTATAGAGGTAGCCATCAGGGCGGCAGCGGAGTGACCGTCGTCGGTGGTTCGTCGCCAAGCCCTACGTGTTCCACAGGGTTGTCTGAGCGTGACCTTCGCAAGGCCAAGGTCCAGGGCAAGGTCGTCCCTGGAATGTCCAGGGAGGATGTGGAAAGCATCTACGGGAAGGTGAACCGCAACGGCAGTACCGCCGGCGCGGGTGCTGTCACCTACTGGAATGACAAGTATGTTGACCAGACTACGGTTTCTTTTGACCGAGATGGATGTGTGCGAGGCTCCTATCAGTCGGGCCATAAGAACTGACCCCAAAATTCTAACCAGCCCCGCTTCGGCGGGGTTTGTGCTTTCTGGAGGATTGAAATGTCCGAGATGACCGCAAGCAAGGTTGTGAAAGTTGGCGAGGTGGAAGTGATCGTCCGCGAACTGAGTGTTTCGGATGTTCGGAAGCTAATGCAGGAGGTCAGTGATCAAGACCTCGTCAGCAATGTCCTCTTCGAAGATATCAGGCTGTCCGATCTTTGCCTGATGACATCGGTTACGGAGAGCCAAATTAACGATCTCCGGCCGAGCCAACTCGCCAAGTTGCTGGATGCATGCAAAGAGGTGAACCCGCATTTTTTCGGAATGCTGGGCCGTCTCACGAAACTCCGCGACAAGCCTTGAGGAGTTTGGAGCGCGCCATTTGCGTTCTGGTGAGGCTTGGGCATCACCAAGTTCTTGAATATCCCTGGTCGCTGTTCTTGACCGCGCTGAAGGCTGAATGAAATGGCTGACGTAAAGATCCGGCTGACTGCTGACCTCGATGATGCGCTGCGCGAGGTGTCAGGTTTCCGCAAGGAATATGCCGAACTGGTCAGGCAGGTCGCGCAACCTCTCAAGCGTTTAAACGATTTCACTGCTCTCGAAAGCACCCTCGAGGACACGCAACGCCAGGCGCGCTCTGCGCGCGAGCAGATCCGCACGCTCGGCAACGAGCTGGCATCGACGATCAGGCCAAGTCGCGAATTGCAGCAGGCTTACCGGGACTCCATTTCGGACCTGCGAAGCCTGGAGCGGGCAGAGACCGTCCAGGTAGCCAAGCTCGGAGCGATGCGCCGGGAGTTGAAGCAGGCCGGGCTGGATACGAGGAGCCTGACATCCGAACGGCAGCGGCTCCAGCGGGAGCTGGATCGAAACCTCCAGGCGGGCCGGAATGATGCCGCCACCACCAGCCTCCGGCAACAGGCCGCAGCGATCAAGCAGAGCGCGATAGAGCAGCGCCGCTTCAACTTGGAGCAAGCGCGTAGCACCCTGGGAGTAGCCAGGGTGCGCGAACTGCAGGCTGCTATCGGGCAGTTGAACCAGCAATATCGCTTGCTTCGGTCGAGCGGAACGCTGTCCACAAGGGAGCTTGCGATTGCCCAGCGGGCGCTCAAGAAGCAGATCGCAGAGACCAAGGGTGAACTCAACTCGCTTGGTGCCGGCTCGCGGCTGTCGAGCATCGGCTCTCTCCGCGGGAGCGGTCCAGCGCTGGCGGTTGCGGGTCTCGCCGCCGCAGTAGGCGCTGCAACGGCGAAGCTAGCGAACGGGGCTGACACTGTTGGCCGGCTCGATTCCCGGCTTCGCCTGGCGACCCGCTCGCAGGAAGAATTCAACACCGCGCAGATCGAACTCGACCGTATCGCGGATGATGTTCAGGGCGACGTCGGCGACCTCATCGGCCTTTATTCGCGGTTGCAGCGCCCGCTTCGGGATGCGGGCATGGATCAGCGCGCCGCCCTCGAAACCGTAGAGGCGGTGTCGCTCGGCCTGAAGATTGGTGGGGCATCTGCCGAGGAGTCGGCCTCGGTCATTACCCAGTTCTCCCAGGCCATCGCCAGTGGTGTCCTGCGGGGCGAAGAGTTCAATACCGTTCTGGAGTCCTCGGATCGCATTGCTGGCGCCCTGGCGGACTCCTTCGGAGTGACTGTCGGCCGGCTTCGCGAGATGGCTGCCGCCGGTGAACTGACCTCGGAGCAGATCGTTATCGCGCTGCGGAAGGAGTTGCCGAAGCTCCGCGAGGAGATGGCGTCGTTTGCCCCGGAGATTGGTGCAGGGCTGAACCGGATATTTTCCGAAACCCAGAAATATTGGGGGCGTCGCGCGAAGGAAACAGGCATCGTCGACTGGGTTGCGAACCAGTTGAACGATGTTGCCAAGGGGATCAACACGGCGAATACGCTGGTGAAAAAGGGCGAGGGCAGCCTCACAGCCACGCTCGCCGCAGAGAAGGCGCGTCAAGAGCAGATCGTGAAGCGCCAGAATGATGCCTTGAAGCGGGCTCGGGAACAGAACGTCGCTGATCTCCAGTCTGAGGTTGTTCGGACCAAGGCCCTCCTTGAACAGTCCACCAAGAACCTCAACGACGCGCTTTCGCGCCAGGCAGATGTCCGCAAGGAGTTTGCCGACCTGGTGAAGGGCATCCAGGCGACGCCCACCTCCGGAACGCAGACCTTCGGTGATGCCACTGCGGCCCAGGCCTCGGCTCGCAACGCGCTGACCGCCGGCAACAACCAAAAGGCGATCGAGGAGGCGCGCCGCGCGCTGCAGATCCTTCAGCAACTGAAGGACGCTGGCGCGAACAGCTACGGATTCGAAGGCGTGGCCAAGGAGGTGGAGCGCATCGCCAACAAGGCCGCAGAGGTCGAGGCTGGTAATGCCAAGGCTGCGGATGACGTCAACCGCCTGAACCTGGCCGACCTCGAGGAGCGCATCAAGGCTGTGCAAAACGTCGAGGTGTCGTTCGGAATGGACTTCGAAAGCGCGGAGACCTTGAAGCAACAGGTTGCCGACATCGCCGCCGGACTGGCTGAGCAACTCGTGATACCCATCACGCTGGTTCCGCCTCCGGAGATGGGCTTGCCTGGCGTGCCCAGCATCACCCCCAAGATACCCGGGTTTGCCACTGGTACGCAGAGCGCTCCCCCTGGTATGGCGTGGGTTGGGGAGCGTGGGCCGGAATTGATGATGATGCGCGGAGGAGAGCGCATCTTCAACGCGGTGCAGTCGCTGCAGATGTCGCAGAGGTATCAACGAACTCTCCCCGAGATACCCGAGATTCCTACTGCGGCGCTTCAGCAGGCGAATCCGCCGGCAGCCATGCAAAACCTGGGATCGCTGACCCTCAACCTAGGTGGAGACGATGCCGGTTTCACCGTTTTCGGGACACACGACACGCTCCGAGATATACGCAAGGCCGCCTCGAAGTTCGGGCGGACGCGCCCAAAATGACCAAGCCCGCCTCGCGCGGGCTTTTTTATGGAGTTGGGAATGATCATTCCGAACGTGATGCTCGGGGGAATACCGATCGTGATACACGGTGGCGCCCCGCAGTGTCAGTACCAGGCTGTAGATGGCGGCGTCGAGCGATTGAGGCTCAGCGGAGGTGCGGCAGTACAGATGACGCACTGGCGCAAGACGGCAATCACCATCAGCGGCTCAGGATGGATCGGGACGGGGATGCTTGGGCTCGACTTCGACAGCCCGCTGGAGCTGCGATGCAATGCGTCGCTTGGCATCTCGGGTCGTACTGCCGCCGACCGAGTATTCACCATCCCGGGCGAGGTTCGGCCGGACGCCGGTCCATGGGGGCTGGCGCTGGTCGGTCGTGAGTGGGTCAGAACGGACGTCTCGTCTGCCGGCCAGGTGGTAACTGTGTCGGAGATCCCGGGCGCGCAACTCTACCGCGTAGAGTGGTGGCCGCTGTTCCACGTCTTCGCGTCGGTCCCTCCTGAAGCGCTTGATTCTTCGAACAACAGCCGGACCTGGCAAATTGTCGCTGAGGAAATCTGATGCTCAACGGTGGACCGCTCAATAGCGCTGCGCTGAACTCGGCCGCTCAATCCGTTGTGCCTGGTCCTGAGCCGATCATCCCAGGCTACGCTTTCACATGGCGAGCAATCGTGCGTGTTGGCGATGACGACGTTACACCGCTCCTGACCGGGGAGATCGAGGTCGATCGTGAAGAGGGGGCGGCTGGCGTCGCTTCCTTTTCGATCTATCTCGGCGACGGCCCTGTTGTCCCTACGGACTGGATTGGTCGAACCGTAACCATCGACTACGCAACGGAGACCGCCGGCGAGCTGAGTCAGGGCCGGCGGTTTACGGGGAGAGTTACGCAGCCAGCCTGGAATCCTGTTCGGCGCGTCCTGGACGTCAGTTGCACGGACCAGTTGCAGCAGCGTGTAGAGGCCATGGAGATTGCGGCCGTCGACGCCCTGGTCGGCGGCGCCTGGTCCGCCGATGTGTTCGAGCCGGTCGATGGGCGCTCGCGGTGGGACTACGCCCAGGAGCGTTTGACCAGCGTAACCGGGAGCTTGGACTGTTCGCCATATGGTGCTCTCCGCGTCACGTCATGGCTTTCGGTGGCTCCTGCCTTCGAGTTCGGCCAAGGCTCTACGGTATACGGATCGCTTGCGGTCGAGTTGGCCGACCTGAGCTCGCAGACGAACAGGGTCGAGATCGAGTGCGACTACCGATTCAGCCGGCTCTGGCAGTTGAACGCCTCGTATGGTTGGCAGCACCCCGGCACGGGTAACGCGGTCGGCGAGGCGGGGTTCTGTAATTGGCGCGGCGACGACACCGAGTTACCGGATGTCGAGATGATCACCTCAGCGACCGAAAGCAGCGGCCAGACGTTGTTCTATGCGACCTGGTATCCACTGCCGCCCACGGGCGTCTACTGCAATCCGCCGGCGGCATGGAGAAATGACTTCACCGAGCTGCTGCTCGGCGGAAATTGGATAGCTGGCCGGCGCTGGGTGCAGTCCGTCACAGAGCGCTACCGGCTGGTCATGGAGGTTCAGCCGAGCGTTGCGGCGACCGGTCCGATTGTCGGTCGGCAGCGTGCCTCGTTCGAGGTCGAGTCGGATAAGGGCGAGCGCTGGGAGAGCGAACCAGTCACCGGCGGCAGCACCGGCCACGACGACGAGGCTGACGAGAGCCGGCGCCTGGCTGCGCTTAACTGCCTGCTTGCACAGGGAGCTACGACGCTCATCGCCGCGCACCGCGGCACGACGGTCACTTGGGACGTACCCACCAGCATGGTGCTACCGATCGACCTGGTGCATACGATCCGCCTTGATGATCAGGGAGCCCGCGCGGTGGGCAAGTGCCGGCGCATCGTTGATCGCTTCGACCTCGCATCCGGAAGCGCCCTGACCACGCTGTCTATCGCGGTGATGCGCGGTGGTGGCGGCGTCGCTGATGCGCTTGCGCCGCCGGCGGGTTCGGTTGCTCCAGCCAGCCCTCCTTCAGGCGGGGGGCAACTGCCAACTCAACTCGGCGGGCGCAACAGTAGTCCGGTGTACGACGAGGAGGCAGATGGGTTCTCCGGCAACTGGACGGAGAACGACCTAGACATTAATCCGAGCCTAGAACTGTTCCCGAGGCGCTTTGTTGTGACGTCGCCAGAGATACCGGCGAACTACCGGGACGAGCATGCGCCGGAGATCGCGGCCACCTACCGGGTAGCTGTACCCGATGACGTACTGGAGATGTAGCGATGGCGAGAGCTTGGATCAACAACTGGAAGACGACGCTGAGCGCCGGCCTTTCGCCTGGCGAATTGAGCCTGACGGTGCCGGATGCTGCCGCCGCGCTGCTACCGCTCTCTGGCGGTAGCTGGGTGCTGTTGACGCTGGCGGATGCTGCCGGCGCTCAGCATGAGATCGTGAAAGCAACCGCGCGCGCCGGTGGTGTGCTGACGATTGAGCGCCGACAAGAAGGAACAACTGATGGTAACTGGGCGGCGGGAACGGCGATCTATGCAGCCGTCACGGCCGGCGATCTCATGGCGCTCCAGGCGCGCATCCAGGCTCTGGAGTCCGGGGCGTCTGGCGGCACCCTTGTCGACGAAACCGGCGCAACGCTGGTCGACGACGCCGGCAACAACCTGATGATCATGGAGAACAACTGATGGCAACTGTTACGCACGTCCTGTCCGGTGCTGGCGCTCCACCCTCGGCCCCACCCAGCGTGGGCGCTCATTACGTAAACACGACAAATGGTGACCAATACCTTGCCAAGGGCACGGCCTCTGCGGCGGATTGGGTGAAGCAGGGCGGTGGCGGTGGCAGCGCTCCGAGCGAGGTGCTGCATGTAAATACCGACGGCCAGTTCCTTCTCGAGCCTCAACACTCATTTGTTGAGGCCCGTCTGTTCGCAATTCCCGAGCTCGGCACTGCAGCAATTGGAATCGATCCCAGCACATCCCGACAGTTCGACCTGAATATCAGGACCGCCGGTCCGAGCGGGCAGCAACTGCAGATCAGAGTTACGTCCGGTGAATTGCCCGGAGGGATGTCGATCGTTGGCACAACCAGGCAGTGGGCTGTTCAGGAGTCGTATGGATTCTTGATCAACGCAAATGACCTCAACGGCGAAGTGTGGGCGCGCGTCTATTTCGATGCTGACGAACTCACCCTGTCGATGCTTGTGTTCAGCGATGTGCCGAACGCGTAGGAGATAGCGCATGGCTCTATCAGATGAGCGCCGCAGCATCGGCGCGAGGAACGAAGCGATCCGCCGCGCCGGCGGTCAGCGGGTCGAAGCGGAGCGCCGCGGTGACCAGGGCTTGACCGCCGCGCTCAACCGGCTGATCGAGCCGGAACGCCAGGCGCGGTCGCTGCGGAAAATCGATCCGCGCGGCGCCCTGGATGCAAAGCGCGGGCGGGCGGACTACAACCCCGCTGGCAAGCAGATCGGCGGGGGTGGCGGTATTGCGAGCCCCCTGATCGAGGAAGATGCTGGCCAGCGCGAATACTACGAACTGCAGACAATCCCCACCAGCGATGGCCTGGCCTGGCTCCGGTATCGCAGCGTGAAGAAGATCGTCATGACCGACGCGTCAGGCGCAGAAGTTGTGATGGAGTACGCGAACGATGTTTCCCAATAGCCCGCTCGATGAAGCTCCGCAGGTATGGGGGTGGCCATGGCACGGCCTAATACGACAGCCAATCAACGCCGTTGATTCGACATTGACGTTACCAAGCGGGCGAACGATGACGATGCCGCCTGTCAGGCTCGCAAATAATACGGCCCTTTGGGACGTAGGCATGCCTATCCCTGAAGTGGAAACCGATGATCCAGATGAGCAGTGGCTAAACCGAGCGATTTTGCGTGGAACGGATTTGTCCGAAGCTTATGGCGGGGTTTCCTTACAGCCTGCATTTATTCGTGGTTACACGATTCGATACGGCGTAAGCGTTCAATACAATTTTTTTCTCGAAACAATAGCTGCTAGCTGTTTGTTTCGGGATGGATTTACAGGGTTTTCTGGGACGGTCAGTAGTAATGCAATATCTCTGTCAGGCCTTGGATTGCCCGTCAAGCCGGACGGTATCTCTTTCGAAGTTCTGGATGTAAATAACGACGGAACACGCCGTCTCTACCTGGCTAGATACCAAGAGACCGCTGGGAGTGGATTCATTGGTGTTGGTGGGATGCTTGAGTTGCGTGTGAGTGCGAGCGGCGCGAACAGCTTTCAGGCGGAACTGTCCGTGGTTGCGCCTTGGGAGCAGATACAATTCGAGACTATCGACAGCAGCCGAACAGATGTTGACCCGAATACCCATACCCGCTTTTGGCGTGGGACGCCTGAGGACCCAGACGGCCCGTTCAATGAAAGCAGTGGAGAGCCGCCACCCCCGCCATACCCGGGGCACCCGTGGGCGCCTCACGTGTATAGAGTTCTAATCGGAGAGTTTTCAGCATCACTTCGCGCAAGGTCAACTGCTGGAGCGTGGTATGGCTTGTCTGGCTCCCTTGAGCTAATAACGCTCGAAGTTTCTATCGTGTCAACGATGTCGCGCTCGGCAGGTATCTCTGGCGATCACATCTCATTTAGCATGACCGAAGATATTTCGTTTTCCTACACCTTGAGCTCTTCTTCCGGCGGGTCCTCAGAGTCGCTGTACAACTCGCTTTCTACGAGCGGGGCTCTTAATGGGCCTGGTTCTATCCAATGGACTGACAGCATCACTGGTCAAAGTGTCGCGAGTGGCTCGGAGTCTATTAGCTTGGGTGATATATACCTGCTTACTCCTGATGTTGGCGACAGTTATGCGGAAGGATTGGACTGGTCGTCGCCAATTGAGCTGTTCCCGGGGCGTCCGTCGACGATAAGCGACCAATCTGCGTGGCCGGTGCTTAGATACTCAAACAAGCTTCTAGGCCTTTTTTTCTATCGTGGTAGAGACCGTCGGTTTGCTGGAGTGGCTCTCACCCCGCATGGCCCCCACGGATCGCGTCAGGTTGATGTGGATGTTAGTGGCTTTTCCCCGTTAGAGATGGAGGCGTGGGGCAAGGGCTCCTACAACCCTCTCACCGGCGACGCTATACGCAACGACCCCAGCGCTTTCTATTCCTACGTTTGATCCCTCCAAAGGAGAAGCCGCATGACGCCGGCCTGTGTACCCCTGCGCGTAGAGCGCGGGGCGACGTTCCGCGACACGATGCGGATCATGCAACCGAGCCTGGTCTACCGGCCGATCACTCAGATCGCGCCGACTGCTCCCGTCCGGCTGACCATCCCTGGGCACGGATTGCCCGTCACGTGGCTGGCCTGGATAGATGGCGTCCAGGGCATGCCCGAACTGAACCGCGCCCGGCTTCGGCAACTGCCTCACCGGGTCGCGTCCATCGACGACAACACCGTCGAGATCAACCTGCTGTCAGCCGTTGGGCTGGCGCCTGTTGGCGGGCAACTGATCTACCAGCCACCGGTTGACCTCACTGGCGCCGAGGTGCGGATGCAGATCCGCGATGTGCCAGGCGGGACGGTGCTGATGACGCTGGCGCTCGGCTCCGGCCTTGAGATCGCTGGCGCCGGAACGATCTCGCGGGAGATATCGGCCTCCGATACCGCGGCGTTGGCATGGGCGTCGGCGGTCTACGACGTGGACGTGACATACCCAGATGGCACGGTCCACCGCTACTACAGCGGGCCGATCACTGTGAGCCGTGGGGGAGGGTGCGATGGATGACACCGCCGAGCCATGGGCGCTGGCGATCGAGGTTGATTGCGAGCCGCTGGTGCTCAGCGAGATGCAGGAATACGCGGTCACCGTGACGCCGCCGGCCGATGTGCTTGTGGTTGTTGCGGGTGACCAAGGGCCTCCCGGGAGGGATGGCGTAGACGGTGCCCAATGGGGCGCGACTGATTGGTGATGAAATGGCCCAGATTCGATTTTTCAAAGTGGCAACCCTGCCGGGTACGCTGGAACCCGATTCGTTCTACTTCGTCGAGAACGGCAGCTACTCGGAGTCCTACCTGACGAACAGCGCCGGCGTGGCGCGCTCGATCGGTAACAGCACGATGATCAACGCGCTGATCAACGAGGCGTTGGCCAGCTTACCCGGCACCGGCGCGCCGATCCTGTTCGTTGCGGATATCGCTGCACGCGATGCACTGGAGCCTGAGGGCGCAATCTTCGTCCTGGTTCAGGATGCGAGCGCGGACCCGACAGTCGAATCGGGCGCTGCGCTGTACGCATGGAACCCGGCGACCAGCGCCTGGCTGAAGGTGGCCGAGTATGAGTCGATGGACGTCGAGCTCAACTGGGACGCAATCAACGGGCGGCCGACCTCGACGCCGGCGCAGATCGACACTGCCGTTTCCCAGGCGCACACGCACGCGAACAAGTCGACGCTGGACAAGTTCGGTGAGGAGTCGGGCCTGGTGCGCTTCAGCGGCCAGCCGATCCCGGCCGAGTGGAATGGGACGGCCTGGTAATGGCTGTGCTCCAGACTCACAAGGTCGTCGCGCAGTTGCCTGAGCCCTTGGCGCCGAACGCGATTTACTTCGTCCGACGCGGCACCGGCTACGACCAGTTCGTCACCAACGGCGCCGGGGTGGTGGTGGCCTATCCGATGAACGTCCGCATCCCGGCGGCTGTTCCTGGGTATCTCGCCGACGGCTCTATGTTGCGGCTCGCCATGAACCCAGACGGCCAATTGCCGGCGTACACCGCCGCCGGCGCTCAACTCAACATCCAGGTGCTGTTCAATGGCTGATATACGCCCGACGAAACTCCAGGCCGACGGCAACGGCTACGGCAGTCTCCGCGAGTTCGCCGACGGCGACACGGTGCCGGTTGCGCTTGGCGGAACAGGAGCAGCAACCGCTGCCGGCGCGCGCTTGAGCCTGTTCGACGCCAGGCTGCAGAACTTCAGCCTTCTGCTCGGTGGCGCTGACCAGCTCCCGTTCCAGACTGGACCGAATAGTTGGTCGCAAACCCCGCTGACAAGCATTGGCCGCGCGATGATCGCGGCATCTACTCAGGCGAACGCCTTGAGCTACATCGGCGGCGTTCCCAAGAGCCTGTCGTCCAACCGGACCGTCTCGGACCCTAACTCTGTACCGGACGAGTGCGGGTTCTACGGCATCGGCGTCGGTCCTTACTCGAACTTGCCGCCAGGCATCGATGCTCTGAACCCCATCGGGTCGATGCTCTATCACCACCCGTACGACGTAAGCACCGCTGTGCAGATGCTTATCCCGCGTACTCTCGATTTCATGTACTTCCGTCGCAAGGCGGTTGGAACGTGGCAGCCCTGGGTGCGGATGCTTTCGGATAACCAACTCGTAGGTACGGTATCTGTCGATGGGGCGAATGCTCCGAACGGCGCGATTATGCAACAGAACGGGACCACGGCTACCAACGTTGGCACCAGCCTGCGTTTTGCCGACGGTACTCAAATCGTCTACGCGAGGCTTCGTCTAGACTTCAGCGCGGTTGACATCCTGACCCGTCAGTACACGTTCCCCATGTCTTTTTTCTCGCCGCCGAATGTTACCGCTACCTTGATCCAAGGCCAGCAGGCGGATATCAACCCGTTGCAGTTCCAGCAACTCGGGCCGGTTCTCGTCGCTGCTATTACGGTCAGCTCGTGCAACGTCCGAGTCACGCGCCCGACCTACGTGTCGGGTAGCTGGGCTTCGGGGAACTTCATCGAATGCTCTGTGATTGCTTCGGGGAGGTGGCGCTGATGAAATTCATGCTGAAGCCTGACCTGCAAGTCGGGCTGCCCGGCCAGGAGCGGGTGAGTTCGGTTTCTGTGTCCGGCCTGCGGTTGACCATCGACGGCGAAGAGTACGATTTCACCCCGCTCGCAGCGGGTGGGTACCTGCCTCCCGATGCGTACATAAGCGTAACCCCTCTACAGGAGGTGGAAGTCCGAGGTGACTTCCTTTTCGTGCGCTACATCCATCAGGTGACCGCGGATATCTCGACTGCGTACTGCGCCGAGGTCGATCCTATCCTGGTGGAAGTTGACGGACCCGTGGAGCTGCCGAAATGAGCATCGACTGGAGTCAACTGGTAACCCCTGAGCAGCAGGCCGAAGAACGCCGGCGGGCTGAGTACGATGCCGCAGCCGTGGCTCGGGCAAATGCCTACCGCCTGGAGAGTGACCCGCTCAAGACCGAGGCCGAGTTCGACGCTATCAAGGCCGGCGTGGAACCGGACTACTCTGCCTGGGTCGCCAAGGTCGAGGAGATCAAGGCCAGGTATCCGCTGCCGGAGGCTGGTTAGGGCGCGTCCGACAAAAATAGTTTCCGCATCAGAAACCGGACCCCTTGGTTTTGCTGGTCTGCAAGCCCTGTCTGGATTTTCTGGTGCGGAAATATATTCTTCCTAACTAATTGATATGTATGGATATGGTTGCTGTCCGGTGAACTCCCTCCCAACCTGTCTCCTCGGGCATCCACCGTGCCAAAGGAGATACCCGTGTCCGTCCCGACCCATCAGCAAGACCTGATCGCCCTGCTCGAAGAGCGTGGCTTCGTCCACCAGTGCACCGACCGCGACGGCCTCGCCGCGCACCTGGCCGCCGGTCCGGCAACCGCCTACCTGGGCTTCGACGCCACCGCCGACAGCCTGCACGTCGGCCACCTGCAGGGCCTGATGCTGATGCGCTGGCTACAGAAGGCCGGGCACCGCCCGTTGCTGCTGATCGGTGGCGCGACCACCCGGATCGGCGATCCGAGCTTCCGCGATTCGAGCCGGCCGATCCTCACCGAGGCGCAGATCCAGGCCAACATCGACGGCATCGCCCGGGTCTTCTCGCGCTACGTCGAACTGCACGACGACAGCCTGGTGAACAACGCCGAATGGCTGGACGGCGTCGGCTACCTGGAGTTCCTCGACCGGGTCGGCCGGCACTTCTCGATCAACCGCTTGCTGACCTTCGACGCCATCAGGCAGCGCCTGGACCGCGAGCATTCGCTGTCGTTCCTCGAGTTCGGCTACACCCTGCTGCAGGCCTACGACTTCGTCGAACTGTCGCGCCGGCGCGGCTGCACCCTGCAACTCGGCGGCGCCGACCAGTGGGCGAACATCATCAACGGCGTGGAGCTGTCGCGACGCCAGGGCGGCGCCCAACTGTTCGGCCTGACCATGCCGCTGCTGGCCACCAGCGACGGGCGCAAGATGGGCAAGTCGGCGCAGGGTGCGGTATGGCTCAACGCCGAGCGCCTGGCGCCGTTCGACTTCTGGCAGTTCTGGCGCAACTGCGACGATCGCGACGTCGGTCGCTTCCTCGCCCTGTTCAGCGAACTGCCGATGGATGAGGTGCGCCGCCTGGGCGCCTTGCAGGGCGCCGAGCTGAACGAAGCGAAGGTGGTCCTGGCCAATGCCGCCACCGCCCTGGCGCACGGCGAGCACGCCGCGCGATCCGCCGCCGATGCCGCGCGCGGGGTGTG